CTGTGATGCCACTTCAACGATACTTCTCAATGCTGCAAGATCGCTGATGTTTAATTCTGCTTGTGGTTGCTCCGGTGCAGTTTCTGGTGCTGCCGCTGGCGCTTCGACTTTATTTTCTTCTGTCATTTAGTTTCTCCTTAAATGTGGACAGGCTAACATAAAGTATGTTAGTTCTTTCTGATCTTCAAACGCCACAAATGTGGCTGATTTCAAGTTACCTTCTTGATCGATAACAGGTGTCCGGGTAATACAATATCTACCCTTCAACTTGTTCATAACCCATTTTTCAACAGATCCCTCAAAGAGGTCTCCGTCGGAAATTTTAATCTTAGAGAAATGCACGGGTAGGTACCCGAGCTTTCTTTTCTTCAAAACATCAATAGGATTAAGATCGAACATTGTGTAATATTTATATGGCCAGTTTATTCTGATTGTGATTCTTGGCTAAGTCTTCTAGCTAGAGCTTTGTTATATCCCATCTTTCTTATATCTCCTGAAAAGAGATACAATTCAAATGCTGATTTTTCTTTCATAACAACAATAAACTTTTTTGTAATGTAAAAGGGAGATTCTATGAAGTTATCTAACCAAAGTAATATCTGCGGGGTTATTGCAAAGTCACTTGGGAATTCAACTCGGTATGTCTTTATTTTAGCTTGTTCTTCGATGAATGTCAACGCTTGTTCAGTCAAACGAAGCCCGCCTTGATCCTTATCTCGGATATTCCACCACCAAACAGGCCGAAACTTTTTTAGAGTGTCTTCGTTGGCTTCTACGTTTGCTGCCTGAAGGAACACCTTTGTATAGGTATCCTTAATATTCAATTTAATCTACCTTCTCACCTTGGGTGAGTTTGTAAACAGCAAAGTCTTTAGTTTTAAATAACCTATTGAGCTTCTTGGCCAGGTTGTGTGCGTGTCCGGGATTGCTAAATGAAACTTTCTTATATTTTGGTCCGGGATAACTTGCTACAAGACTACCGCTCTTTAGGTTAAAAGGTTGCTCTTTATAGAATACTGCCCAAATGGCTTCGCTATCAAGGATCTGCTCGATCTTGAACGTTTCTTTGTTAGCGTACTCTAAGAGTATCTTGGGTTTTGGTCTGCTCATATATACGTGTTCCTAATTAACCACGTATATATTTATCCTTGACCGAACCCGCCCCCGTCGAACTTTACATCTATATTAGTAGTGGATTCACTTATTTCAGCTAACATTTGGTGTATTTCGTTAACTGTTTTACCTAATCTTGAAGTTAGGATGGCTAATTCAGCGGTTAATTCACGTGCTTCTTGAATAGTCACACGTATGTCTTTCTGCTGAGTTTTTTCTGCTGATACGACTCTTTGTATGAGTCGTTCGATGGCTGGCAGTGTGGTAGGAAGATTATTTTGCTGCATTTGACAATGCCAGTTTCATTTCAAGATCAGTCTTAAACGGACCTTTGTAATCATATCGCTGAAGGGTAATCAGTTTAGGACAAAAGCTCTTAACCCAACCTTTTTCAAAACGAATAATATAATAACCAGCACAGTATAAACTCTTACTATCTTCACTTTTTGTGAACAACGGTAGTTTACGTTGTATATCGAACATTGCATTATGCGGAGTTGTGCTAGTAGAATATCCGTGAATTTCATTTGGCTGATTGTTATTAGCCTCTTTGATAATTTTAGCGATAAAGAAATCTTTTCCAAACTGTCTAGTTAGACTTTCTTTAGTCTCATAAATTTTGATTCCGGTTTCGTTGCTCAACACAAAACGATTGTCTTCGTTCTTTCGCAAGGTGGCAAATTTCTCTCCATTCTTTTCAACGATCCAAAACTTATCTTTAATAATTGGCTTAGCGTGTAAGTCTGTCATATTGTTTCTCCAGCAAGCGTTTGATTTTTATATCTTGCATTTAGAGGCTCGGCATAAGCCTGTGCCTGATCTGCAATCTTTTTAAGATCGTATAGATTACAAAACTTAATTAATCGGATACCGACCTGACTAATATTTTTGTTAGCATTAGTTGCCGTGGCAATAGTTTCGGCTATAATTTCTTTAATATCATCTGGTTGATGTGTGAGATCAATCAGTCGACGGTTTCGTTCGTAATCTTCTAGTACTCGATGTTCGACTCCATTGTGGTCAGACCATCTCTGTAACATAAGATTGTTCCACGCATATCCGCGGCCTTTACGGTCTTCGAACGCTTCAGTAAGACCCACTTTTTTGCTTGTGCCTTTAGTACGCACACCTGGATACGCTGAGAAGACATTATCACTGGTATCACCACGCATACATTTTTCAAAGAGGAGCCATTCTGGATCTGGGACAGCTTTTGGTTCTTGCGTTTTCTTGTCAATGACTCTTTTGCCTTTTGCATCAAATATACCTTCGTGCGTGATAGTTGTTTCCATAACACCATTGTACTGTTTCACATTAGGTGCAATAAGCTGTACGAAATCTGTATCTGTGCTAATGATCACGTGATTATCGTTTGGATGGCTCTGTATCCAACCTGCAATAAGATCATCTGCTTCTAGTCGAGGATTTTGCATTACTGTACAATTAGTTTTTTCTGTAATGAAATCTTTAAATGTATCAAATGCTTCCCAGAAGATTTTTTCTTCGTCTGCTTCTTTTTCAGTATGCGCTGCTCGAGCAGCAGCACGTTGCGCCTTATAAGGAGCATAGAAATCTTTGCGCCAGCTACGACCTTCTAAACAGAAGATGACGTGACTGCCACCAAAGTCTTGCCAGGCTTTCTTTACACTGTTAAGTGTGATATGAAAGGCCATACCTAACTTGATATCAGCGTCACCGTTAATGACGTGTCTAGCACGAAAGAATGTATTTGCTGTATCAACTAAAATATAGGTCATTGATTATTCTTTTTAACAGAGTTAATATCAATAACGCCAGTATTAACGGCGCCACCAAAGTCGCCATCGACTACTACGTTTGCACAAAGTTCACGGAACCAACGATCGACAATCTCTTCGTCTGGATCACCGTCGAAACCATATCCTTCTTGCTTTAATTTTAACACGAAATGCTCGTTCCAGTCAAGCTCAAAGAAACCGTTACGTATATTATCTTGATTGATATGTGTATGCAACACACCAACCCACGGCTCTTTCTTATGAGTGGCTCGATCTTTCTCTGTCATTTTAGCCGAATCTTCTGCTGCCTTTGCTCTTTCTGCAGCTTCGATAGATTGTTTTGCTGCTTCTGCAGCCTCTGAAGCAATGGCTACAGATCGTTCTGCTTCTGCTCGTATCTTATCAATACCAAATAGTTTTTCTACAAATTTACGCATTAGGTTCCCCACTCATTTTTAAATAACGGCACTTGCAAACGGTCACTATAACGTAAGCCGTGTTTCATTGCCAACAATGCCACGTTCTTATTGTTTAGTGCGTAAACACTTTCTACACCACCTACTGGCATTAGATAAACGTGTCCTTTAAATCCTGCTTTGCGATAAGCGGCAACAGCACATTCTACATCTGCAAAGTCTTCCTCTGTTGCTATGACAAATTTTAAATATACGGTACCGAAATCTTCATACTCACAAACCACTTCTGGCAAAATAGCTTCTTCCCACTTCTCACCACTGCAAGGCAGTTTAGCACTTACTGAAAATGTAATCTGACGCCACATATCTTCTTTGCATTGCCAGTCTAGCAAGTATTGTTTAAACTCTTTACTTAGTTTTTGAGTACCATTTGTTTCAAATGTAATCTCTTTCAAGCCCGCCATCTTAGGATGATCTAACAAATCTGGATAAGCACGTTGCCAACCTAGCAAAGGTTCGCCGCCTGTAATAACTAGATGTTCATCCTGCCATTCGTTGTGCGGGAGAATTTCCATAATACGATCTGCAATAGCATCACTAGTTAGCATTGGACTTAGGTCTTTAAATCGAGGATCCCAACTAGCATAACTGTCACAGCCAGTTGATACTAATGGCAGTTCATTGTAATCTTTAAATTCTGCAACACGTTCTGCAATAACTTCGACTTCTGCACTAAGTTCGCCACGTGGCATACCAAAGCCTGCACATTTAAAGTTACAGCCAAATGTACGCAAGAAAACAGAAGGCACACCCATATAGCGTCCTTCACCTTGTATGCTGTAAAACAGCTCTGCGATTTTAATTTTGCTCATAGTATATTATACACTCTTTTCAATAGACTTGTCAACCTTTTCCAAACGCCAGCTACCGTCTTTTTGGTCGATCCAATGTAAAGTATCACCTTCTTTCCATCCTGCTTGTTCTAACAATTCGGGAGGAAAGGTAAGTATTGCATCACCTGTGTCGGGATCTTCTTCAACATTTAAAGTCCAGCTGTTCATATTGTGCCTTTCATACTGTTAGCTGTTTCTCCGTCTCTTTGTAGTCGACGACATTCTTCAACTACGCTTCTCGGAAAATCTGGAGATATTTCTGACATCCTGCAATCATATACTACTACTCTATGGCCGCTGAAATCAGTGTACAACATAATTATAATAACAATTACAATTAGAATAGCAGTAATAATTTTATCCATCACAATCTGTCACTCAAAAGTATTTTGCACATCAGTGCATCGTGTTCGTTAAAAAATTTAAATTTCATTTGATCGGTTTCGGGATGACTGGTGTATCTTTCACCAGGTAAGCCAAAATGTTCTAATATCATAGCACAGGTTTCATCCCACCAGAACCCTTGTTGGTTATTCCAGTTGATAACCACTTCAGTCAATCTCGCCACCTTCTGATTCGGGAGATCTCACACTGGTACAACTGTCATTCCACATAGCCTGAGCACGTTTCTTGTAATCTTCTAATTCCCATTCGGCAAGTTTCTCTCGGAATTCGCCTTCTTCAAGACCGTGCCATCCGATACAATACCCTGTAGGACTACGACCACATCCACATTTACCAAATTCTTTTGAATCTTCTTTTACTCTTATTTGCATAGTTATTCCTCGTTTTTAAAACAATGTGGAACCCACCCTGCAAACGCCACTATCCAAGCAATGCTTTCGGGCTCTTGCCAATGTAGGATAGCTAACGCAAACGCAGATCCCGTGATAAAAATTGCACAAACTTTTTTAATTAATTTCATTTTTTATAATTACCTTTTCCGGGAATAGTATTACGAACACCCCCTACAGGATCTTCCACATCTCCCTTACGTCTTGGAATTAAATGTAAGTGCGGATAAGCAACAGTCTGTCCCGCAGCTTCGCCCCAATTCATTCCGATATTAAATCCATCCCAATGCCCATCTTCTACCATCTTCTTACCGTGCATCAACGCATCAGCAAAACAATCTTCGATCACACCATCGGCAGCATATCTAGGCACGAACAGCAGATGTCCTTCTGTAACAGGATACTTATCTTTAAAAACAACAACGTGGAAATCATCGTTTACAATATCGTCCCAGGGTGCAACTCCTGCTTCTTTTGCATCATCTAATGAATAATGTAAATTCATATCAGCCTCTTGAGCTTGTTTGGGTTTTAGTTATAGAAGGTCCATCGCTGACAAAATCCATACCAGCCATTCTGCCTTCGTATTGTTGACCATTCCAGTTCATCATAAGTTTAACTGACTTATTCATCACTACAGTTAAGTTACGACCTTCATTAAGTGCCATTACTTCTGCATCAACTGTCTTGTTGCTCGAAGTCTGTGTTACTTTACAGGTATCTCCGTATCTTGAAATCGTACTCATTTCATCCACCAATCTTCAAAAGGAAAATCAATCCACGCATCATTTTCTGCTTTGTTAATTTCTTCGCCTACATAATCAACTTTAATTTCTGCTTTACTTGCTAGATTATCAAACAGCACAGCGAAGCGAACATTATAATTCCAGATTTCGTCCTTCCAACGTTCGTCGTCCGGAAAGCAACTACTTTGCCAATCTTTTAAAATCCAGTTGATCGTTGTACCTTGATCGTTGATATCATCTACGATAAGGATATTCTTTTTGCCACTGCCAGATGCCATTGCATCGTATATTTCGTGACCAAATGCATCTTCAGCCATCCAACAGTTAGTTTCGAGAAACTTCTCATCTCGCAAACTGACCTTTAGTGTTTCGCAGGGTACTTCTAGATAGTGACTGATCATCACAGAAGCAAGAAGCCCACCACGTGTAAGTCCTACTACGTAGTCTGGTTTCCATCCACTGACAGTGATGTCACGACAAATTTTACTTACTAGTCCTTGGTGTTCAGCCCAGGTTACTGTGCGCTTTTTCATATGCGGCAGCTCTCCTCATAGTCATATATTGTTCGTTTTGAATCCATTTGTTGTTGACTAGGAAACCCCAATCACGTTTATGAGGACCGGGCATAAACAATGTCCAAGCAGTTACACCTTCTTTAAGCTCTACACGATGATAGCTATCAGGAGTACAAATGCGGAAATGGCCAGGACCTCGCCAATGCTTCGTCTCTCCAACCATTTTGCCATTTTCGAAATTAGGAGTATGTTCATAGTAACCACCTTTAAGAATTAGCGTAGCATACGACCACGGATGATCGTGAACATCATCTGGATCTGATTTGAGAAACTTATGAATGAACGCATTGAACGGAAACCATTTCCTATCCTTGAGAAATATATAATATCGTTCCAAGTAAGGTTCACTCGATTCACGATCAAGGATAATACGCTTACGTCCTAGCTTATCCAAAAGTTTAAGCAACATTAAATACTTCCTCTTCTAAGTATCGTTTTAATTCTTTGTCAGTTGGCTCAACGGTGTAGTTGTTCTTGAAAAAGATCTCATAGCTGTCAGATCCATATTTTCCAATGCCATATAACATTGTAGCATCATTTCCGTTCCAAGTCAAGTAATCTCTACTCATTTTCATAAGACGATCATACCGTACATTATACATACCTAATGGTTTTAAAATGGTTTTTACAAAATCGGGTTCTGCATTTAACAATGTTTCTGGTCTCGGAAACCAATAAAGGAATTCGGGGAGTGTAGTCTTGACTGCTTTACGTCCAGTTTGATTAAGCATAATAACGCCAACAAAATGCTGCCAAGCCCCGTCTACCTGTTGTTGTACCATTAGATCGTCACGTAATGGAGTAATCATTCTACACCTTCACCAAACCAGTCGTCGACTTGACGCTCTGCTTCTTCTCGTGTCATTGCGTACACAAAGATACGAGCAGGCTCACCGACAGTGTGTTGTATGTCATACTTTACAACACCTGCAGGAATAAGTGCCCAATCTCGTTCTACAACAAACTCTTGTAGATTTTTTGCACGGAAAATTAATTGATCAGATAGATCTTTTGCAGTCTGCATTATAGTATAGTCTCCTTAACGTGGGGCAAACTCTTGTTGCATTTTAATGTTATCAAAGAATTCTTTCTTTGTACTTGTATCGTCTTTGAAAGCACCTTTAAGAACAGTTGTCTGTGTTAAAGATGAATGCGCCATAATGCCGCGATTCTCACAGCAACCGTGTACTGCTTGAATGTAAACACCTAGATCTTTTGCACCTGTTGCACGTTCGATTTCCCTAGCAATGTCATTACAAAGTTCCTCCTGGAGAGTACCTCTACGGGCACACCACTGAGCGATCCTCGTATACTTGCTAAGTCCGATGAGTTTCTGAGCCGCAATAAGACCAATATAAGCAACGCCAACAACGGGTTGGTGATGATGACTACACATACTGCGAAGCTCACTACGGACAACCAACATACCTTCGTAGCGGTCCTCCGAATCATTTGGAAATGCTGTTACGTCTGGTGCTGATTCATATCGTCCTGCCATTATTTCATTAAAGTACATTTTAGCCAGTCGACGGGCTGTACCTTTGCTGTTTGGATCATTCTCACGATCAATAAGCAATGTATCCAATACTCGTTCAAACGCTTCTGTTGCTTCGTCAATAAGTATTTCTTTATCTGCTTCACTAACGTAATCGCTGATATTATCGCCAGCCCAGAAACGTTTACGATCACGTTTCATTTTAAAACGAATAGCATCGCCTAGATAGCCTTCTTCGTAACCTTTGTCGCTCATATCATCTGCGCCTTTAAGTACGCTTTGAAGATCTTCTGATGTAAATGTTGTCAATTAAAATTCTCCGAGTTAATGTCGTGGATGACATATATTATTATTGTAACTTCTTTAGTAACGGATTACAACTAAAAAAGTTTTCTTTTAAATCATATACCTGTTTATTTAGGCTTGGCAAGAACTTTTCGTAATTTTCCATATACTGTATGATTTTCATACAGACGTCTTGTCGATGTATTTTGTATGATGTAAATGATTCAGTCCATTCGCTTGGATACTTAAATGTATCGTGAGCCATTTCACTGTAGCTCAATCTATCTGGTACCATAGGAATAGCATCAACGATAGCACCTTCATACCAACTGATGCCTAGAGTTTCTTGTAGGTTAGCACTAAAGACTAGTTTAGCTTCACCTAACATATTATGATATTCGTTCTTTGAAAGCTGTTGATCCTGGCAGACAATAAATTCATATTGTGGCAGATGTTCTTTTAAATCTTGGAAGATTTCGACCTGTTTCTCTGGAGCGATACGATGTGGGAACAGTATAAGATCACGTTTAGGCATATTCTTATACATTACCAAAGTGTCGTGCATATATTCCATAGGCCAACCTGTTAGCACGATTTTACCTTCGTCGATAAACTCTTTAACAGTATCTTCCATTGTATCTTCTAAAAGATTCTTGCAGAACAAGTCAATGTGAAACTGTGTGGCAAAGTAATTATGGTCAATGGCAGCAAAGAATGATTTCTCTGCGTGTCGAACCCAAGGAGCATCACCAATGAGGCGACCTAGAAAGTCTTGAGGATCATAACTACCGGCGTGCCATAATGCGTGAATAGTTACGGGGATCTGTAACAGTTCACTCATATACTTTAAGTTGATGATGCCAGGGTGCCAAGCATCAGTAAAAATAAAGTGATCGCCGGGATGAACGGATCCGTTACAAAATAAACGACCCATCTGCTCAACCTGACTAGCCTTGTATATGTTAGTTCCACCAAAATTGAGAAAAGCCCCAGGGGTGGTAGCAGTCGGAATATCCGTAGGTCCGGAAATAACTTGAACATTGTGTCCTGCCTTTCGTAAGAGAGCAGGTACGTGAGTCTTCCACTGACCCGTGTACCTGGTTTCAACTGCTTCTAAATCAATTAGAAAAACGGTCATTGTTATATGGTCTCGGATTCTTGCCTTGATAAGGTTTACGTTCCCCGTTGTTCCGATCTACCCAAGGACGCTTTGGGCGTTTACTATACAGAAAGTTCTGATAGTTTTTCGAATCTTTACGGTACATATCCGCAGGGTTAAAATCGCAGAGTTCAATTCTGCAGTAGTCCAAATACGCATCCAGGTCGTCAAAGACCCGTACAACGTCAGGACGGTTTTCAAAGTAGGAATAATCCCGGTAGTTCTTAGCCATTGCAGCCTCTTATTAATATTTGATGAATGAACCATTTTCTCCGTCTTCGGAGATCTCAATCCAAATCTCACGATTTGGATACTTATTGGAAATGACATCATACAGATCGTCTGACATCATTTCACAACTCTTGAAGTCAAGGCTCAGAACGGAACCTTGACCATTATACAGCGACTCGAGCCATCGTTTGAACTGGATGAACTCGATGTCCCTGTCATTATGTTGCACACCGATCCACACCCTGAAATGAAAAATGTGGCGATGAGGGTAACCCAAAAACGATACGTCATATTCATCTCCTGTAGCTAGATTTGGATCCGTCAATGCTGCAGGATATTTATGAACGCCTTCCTTACGGAAAGTAACCCATATCATTTTGTTAGGGCGAATGTCTTGCTTAATTATCATTTAACAATCCAGCACAGAGTGTTGTAAGTTCTTCTTTGGTCATAAAGAAGTTATAGACTTGTGAATCTTCGACCTTGCCGTCTTTAAGACTTTCTTGAATGAAGTTTAAAGAATATAATCCTTTAGGATTAATAACTTCCCATTGTTCTACACGTACTCGAAAACCTGCGTTTTCTTTGACTGTGAAGTTTTTAAGTTTTATGCTTTCGTGTAACATTAGCGTAGTTGCTCCATTGTTATGATTTTGCTGAGTTCTTCACCGAGGTCTTTATCCTCAGTGACTACGTGTAGACTGTGACGATTCTCATCGGTCTTACGGTCATACTTGGTAGTTTCAATAATAGTTCCGCCGCTGGCACTATAGACATTTAGTCTAAATCCCCGTGACTGAATGTTCGGACCTTCGCTGTCAACAGAAATTAGCTGATTAATATAATCTTCTTCGTCATTCATTAGCCAGTTGCGAATTCTTTGTTTAAATGTTAATTTCATAGGTCTTTCTTCTACATATTGTCTTCTTGGTCTAACCATAGACGGGGATTTAGTCATTGACCGCTGTAAGCGATGAATAGACTTTGCGGTTGATGCTACCGCTTGCCCGTATCCACCACTCATTTGATAATCTCATCTTTGCCATATTGATCCCAACTGGTAAACTTATTTCTATCTAGTAGGTCGTGGAGGTTATGGCACCACACTCCAGGATTTGTTGCTGCAAAATCGTTGTCGTCTATCTTAATTGTAGCATTATATCCTAGCTGTGTCAAGTAGGGCAGTTTAACCGAAATTTGCGGAATGAACTGACGATGCTCTACAAGGGCACTTTCAAGAACACCTTCTACCACACTTACATCGAAGTCTAGGGTACACCAGTAACCGGCATCCAAACATTCTTGGATCATATACTCCCAAGGACTCCATCCATCAGCATCGTTGGTTCGAAGTTTAGGAAAACTTTGATTAGCACCAAAGTAGATATGTTTGATACGTTTGCTCTCATCGAGCAATGATTGAGTATCATTAGCAATATGCAATACTGTTTGAGGATCGTGGGTGCCTACCACAAACAGGGTTTTCATTCCATAGGCAGGAGTCTTTTCGATCTCAACACCCGTAAAGAATGTAATGTCTCCGGCAACACCGGATGTGTAATCTCGTTTCATTCTTCGAAACCTTCTTTAAGTAGTTTACGTTGTTGTTCCCATTCTTCGTCTGCTTTTGCACGAGCTGCATCACGTTCAGCACGATGTGTTGGGCATAGTGTTGTGATCCAACCTGTACCACCTGCCTCACCAGGAGCACCGCAATCCTCGCAGACTTTACCGCTCATCTGTTCTGCCATAGCAATGATACCTTGTGTATAGTCGTCACCGCCTTGTACATAAAAGCGCAAGTCTCCAAACTTTTCTTTTACTTGTTCGGCAACAACTTGTGGAACAACTTGGCCGTCTTTGTTTTTCCAATCAATATGACTTTGAATAAGCTGACAGGCACTGTTCAAAATATCAAACCAGCCTTTGCCTACAGCAATGCCGCCGTATTTGCCTTCAAAGATTTTTGGAAATACTTTTGGAAAGTATTCTTGCATTTCTTGTTCTGTCATATAATACGTCCTAACCCTAGATAGATTAATGTTTCTAATTCTGTTTGATAATCCTGCCCCAGTCTACGTTTTTGGTAAATGGATTCCAGCACTTCTTTACCATCCCCATAGTCCATAACACCCAATCCACGTGACTCCAATTCTTCAATCAGGTCTTCTGTATCAAAGTCGCTTAGTTCAACATCTACTTCAACTTCAGTAAAAATTGTCTTGTACATTACCAGGTGCTTACATCTGTGATGTCAACGGTGGTGTCAATATCTTTGTCATCATCGTTGAACAGGTTGAACTTGACAGTGACCGAAGGGCCAATGCCGCTTGTGTGTGCTGATTCAAGAGTAAACCATTCTACTTCTTTGAAGTGTGCAGCCATCTTAGCAAGTTTTTCAACTTGCGTTCGATTAAGAGTAAAACTGGTTGCCATATACGCCTATTCTTGAAGTTCTTGTTTATGCTTTATTATAGCAAGTTTATCCTTTAAGAGCAACCTTTCTTTCTTCAATTGTTCCAATCTAAGGTCTTCAAACAAACCATTTTTTTCTAATGTATCAATTTGTTTATCCAAAGCACGATGTGCTTCTTCTAAATGTTTTATACGCAATTCGTACATATTACACCTCCTGTTATTCTACAACTAAACTGTTCAACTCGTCATCGTCTGGATTGCTGAAATCAATTTCACCAGCTTTCTTGCCATCGTCGAAATCAAATAAGCTACCGAATGTATTTGCAGCAGGTCCACCTTGTAAGCGTGAACCTTCTAATGATTTCAGGAACTGAGTAGCAGTCTCGATCATATCAAACGCTTCTTCTTTAGTTTTAGTATTGAATAGTTCTTCAACGAATGTACCGAAGTAAAGAATCTTATTTGGAACCCAATCGCTAAATTCAATTTCTTTCTTACCTTCAATGCTCTTCATACGCCAGTCTGGCTTAAATCTTGCACATTCGATATCCATTAACTGTTGAGCACGTTGTACTGCTTTGATATGACATTCAACATTATGGCCCATCATTAGAGCATAACTGAAACTATCCCAACTGGTTTTGTTTGGAATCTTGCCTAGTTTATTAAGTCTTGGAACTGTATGATAGTGTTCTGGATTTAAATGATTAAATTTAACTTCGCCTAGTTCGGCATCGGACTTACGAACACCGTAGTCATAGTATGCAATATCGCCCATTGTTAATCGGCTTGCAAATTCACTTTCAAACGGAAACGGAATATCATAACGTCCTGAAAGTGCTTTGTTATCTGGAGCCTTGTCCATAATAACTGACCAACGCTTGTTAGTATGTTGTGCATTTGTATAAACAAGTCCGTGAGCAGTAGCAATGAACGGGCTTGCACAGTCAAAGCTGATAGTAAGTTCTGGATTGATATGCTTACGTATTTGACGTTGAATTTGTGTTAGGTAGCAGGACCAGTCTAACTGTGCAGTACCTAAGAAGTGAATCCAGTTCTTGCCTGTAAGCATTCCTTCGTCACGCATTATCATTAGACGTTTAAGTGTGATGTCCATCTTACACATATTAGCACCACCAAATGCCCATCCTTCGGCTTCCTTACCGGCATATTTTCCTTTAGGATCACTAAATTCCACAACACCACGGTACCACTTTTCAGCAGTATCCCAGTCACCACCTTGTAGAACGTTAAGCCATTTAGTTTGACCTAGACGATTTTGTAAGAAGTAGTCGTTATTGAAGCGTGTCTTTTCTAGACAATCTTCGAATGTTTTCAAACCTGTTTTAGGACTGTGAATATGATCACAGGCCCAAGTCGGAACGTCCAACATCATTGACCAATCAGCAGTTAACTCCAACCACTCAAGAATCTTTTTACGAGTTTTGTTAGCTTCGGCACCTTCGAAGTTCAACCAGTCAAACTTAAGAACACCCTTACCAATCTGATATCCACCTGAGTCACCTAAGATCATTGTGTTAGGTCGGTCACGCTGTTGGATCATCGACTCCTGTTCCATTGACTTTTCCAAGTCAAGTTGTGCGTGTCCTGCTGAGTATAGAGCATACTTGTAGGTAAAGTATCCTTGATCTGCATTTAAGAAGTTCATCCCTTCGATACCTTGATCGAATCCTGCAGGAATACGATCCTTAGGAACAAATTCTTCTAGTCGTTGTTTTGCCACATACGTGGAATAGAAAGAACTGATAGCTGGCAAATAGACAGCATAGTCTTTCTGTAATGGTGTTAGGTTAACTGATGGTTTCATTTTAGGCCGCTTGTGCTGGAATGATATATTTGTAAGTTGCCAATCCGCTATCTAGAGTAATTTGAATAGCACCTTCGTTTGACAATGACATCTTTGTGTTGTTTACATCTGCAATCTTAAGGATACTCAAGATTGGCAGCACTGGCCAAGTCCAACCGCGATCTAGTTTACCTGCAATGTTCTGTGCAAAAATAAACTCACCGCCGTGTGTTGAAGCATCACCAAAGATAAACTTCAAATTGCCGCCTTCTGTCTTTGCCAAGAATGTTGGATGTTCATTATTAGCACCTGCTTGGAAATTGAAACGTGTTACTGCGGCAACACTTGGTTCAATCTCTACATCCCACTTAACACCACGGAACTTAACAGTTTTCATCTTTTCATTGATAATTTCTGTTTGCATAAAACGATAGTCGTTTTTAAAGTCGCCGTCTTTGTTTTCGAAGTGAATACCCACTGGCAATACTTCGCCATTGCGTTCTGCTGTAGTAATAGAAATCTTTGCATCATCCTTATACTCAGCGCCGTCTAACAAATACTTCAATTTGTTAAGTTGTGGCATACCAAATACGCCTAGCATATCCGAGTATGGTGCTGATGTCTCAGCTTCCATAATAACTGAACGGTCATCTGCCATTGAGTTAATGGTTGTCTTTTCTTCTGTGCCTGTGACCTTGACAGTTGTCAAGAAGCCTAGGTTCTGTGTATGGCTTACGATGTCTTGTAAAATATCTTTCATTTAGATTTCTCCGGTTATATTAAGATTATATTTAGATCTGTGTGAAAAAGCAAGGACTAAATCACTCAAAATCAAACAATTTGTTGAATGTATTATCACTACGAGTCGAACTGATGTCCCATTCCAAAACACCAATCAGGTTTTCTAACTTTTCATCGATGACAGTATTCTCCATCTCTGCGTGATCAAATGGCAGGTCTTTGAACCATTGAGGCAATCTTAGTTCATCGACAGGGTATGCAATGGATGTATAGCCCATTGGATTGTCTTTGACCTTACACACAATGACTTTAGCACCATCGACAATTTGTACAGAGTACTTGTCATCCATCATACGCTTTAGAGTATTCCAGTTAAGACTTGCTCGAACGTGTCCGGGCATATTGGTCTTGCCAGCTTTCTTTTCCTTCGCAGCATATTCAGTAATGTTATTAGCACGTTTAGGACTGCCTTTCTCCCAACCAGGTCTAGTTTTAAACTCAGTGCGGAAAGCAGTAATATACTCTAATACTTCTTCTTTTGCAGCACCATTCAGCACACGAGTCAGTACTTCACTTAAGAAGTCCTGGATAACAACCGGGGTGTCTGAACGCTTGAGGTCAAGCCCCATAGCCTTGATCTTTCCTGGTTTGCCGTCAACGTCTGCTCGTTTGCCTTCTTTGTCGTAGTAGAGGACTGCGTATCGTTTCTTTGTGATAAAGAGTCCTTTGCTTGCAACAATTTCGCGACCTGCCTTGATGACCTCTCCTCTGGTCTTTGGACAGTGGAAAGCATCTTGCATAAACTTGGGGAATGTGCCATTTACTTCATCTCCTATAGTATCATAAAGTTCTGTTACATTTTCTTTAGACCAGGGTATTGAACCTTTGTCAATCTCTTTCTTTAGAGTAGTGTATGCTGAGAAATAACAAGAGTCTGTATCGCCATAGATAATTGCTTTACCTACGTGATCGTTAGTACCTGTTACAATTTCGTTTACTTTCCCGGCCATATGGCGAGCAATGGCTCGTCCAGTAAGAGTGGTTGACTGACCAATTCGATTGTCGAAAAACCGACAACCAGGATTAAGAATAGCACCATACAGGCTGTTAAGCAAAATCTTTTTAACCAGCTGACGTTTATCCCAATATTCTTCTTCAACTTTGTTACCTGCTTTAATACAGTCTTTGAGTTTGGCCTGCATCTCTTTACGTTCAGCATACCAACGCTTTAACAGTCCAGGAATGATACCTTCCTTCTCATAGGTAAAGATTGTGCCGTTAGCACTGACCATCCAGGGTTGATTGCTTTCGAAGATCAAGTCGTAGGCCTGTGCAGCACTTAGTGTATCTTCTCCGCCACCTTCCCAATCAATGGTTACACTACGACCTATATCTCGATCCATTACCGCGGTATATTCTAAGCTACCAAAGATACCTTCCCAAGCTGATGCGAATGATTTACCTTTTGCCATCTCAGCAGCAACAAAGTCTTTGGTACCGTCTTGACGTAGCTGTCCTACGATAGTCTCTGGGCCCATATTCAATGCACGAATCGCCGACGGATACAGTGAGTTGATGTCCAATGAGCCGATCCATTCGTGGATGCCTTTCTTTGGATAGGCAACATAAGCACCTGCCGCCTGAGTGTCAACACCCGCTTCACGTTGTACACGATTAGGTACGATCATTCCTCGTCGGTGGGCTTCGTTGATAATAGCCTGTTCGGTCACAGCAACAGCACCCATTGTGGTTTGAATCAACACTGTATTCTCGTGAGCAATGGTATTTGCTAGATCCAAGAACTTCAGTTTCTTATCTAGTTTGTCAAGCAAGGCACAGTCTTGTCTGTTGTATTCAATAAACTTACGGAAGTCATTGTTATACAGTTGATCCAGAGAACCTTCGTAGACAGTTTTGTTTTCGCCAATCTCCATCTCACCGATAGCATCTAGTCGATAGGTGTGTCGTTCTTCATAGGTATATTTACGATAGAGTTCTAAACTGTCTAGATGCACACGACCAATCAAATCGTATGTAACAGCCTGCTTCCCATATTTTTCATATTCACGTTTCTTAGGCATTTGATCAAACAAACAAAGTCTGCGTGTATCTTCTTTGCTTAGTACTTTGATAATACGATTAATAGTGTAGGGCATATCAAAGCCCTCGCTGTTCCAGCCACTTAGCACGTCGGCATCTTTAATAAGATCTAAAAACGTATCTAACATATCTGCCTCATTGTCAAATAACATTGTATTTGGAAATTCAGCAACCTGCTTTTCTGCTTCAGCCATTGATAATGTCTTTGGGGGGATGGCCAAGCAGATCATTGTTTCCATCCACTGTAGGTAGACAGCGATGGCAGTGATTGGCATAAATGCATCGTCTGGACTAGCATAGCCACGCTCTGGATCGAAGTCTACCTCAATATCCCAGAAAGCTACGTTTAGCTTTGGAGCATCTACATTAAGATAGTTATCTTCTAGACAACGATAAATTGGATTGATGTCGCTTTCGTGAAGTTTACGATTGCTATTGATTGCAAGTTCTTTACGATGTTCTTTGACATTCTTAGAACTTACTCGACTAAGAGGTTCACCTTTGATTGAAAGGAATTTACCCTTAGGGTCTGGATAGTAGAAAATGTGTCTTGCTGGATATTCTTTAAACTGTCGATTACCCTTGGCATCACGTTCTACAACTTTGATGGCATCTTGCTCTCTATCATAGAAAGCGTCTACATAACTCATATTTTTCTCCTATGCAATTTACGGCTTGCAAATACCAATTGTGCGATTTATGGCTCGCTGTACCTTTTACACTTTATATATCTCTTTTTGCTTCAAGGCACCATTCTTTCAGGCAAACTGTTCCACGCCATTGTTATTCGATGATTATCTTGACTGTAATGCGGCATTGTTAGATGTTGTACGTAACTGGGGAAAACAATCATTTTCCCTGGCTGAGGTGGAATCAATAAATGATCAAACAATTTATCATTTGGAATTTCAACACCTGACAAACTTCTAGCATAGCAGGGATCCATAAACTTTGTTGAAGATCCCTCTGTAAGATACAGAATGCCACTTAACAAACTCATAGGATGTCGATGCTGTGTATGTTCAGAACCAGAACTCTTTAATGAAATATTAGCCCATAATCTGCTGATACGTAAATGACCAAATGCAGGATCATATCCGTCCGTCTTTTGTATTTCTAACAAACAGTCTTCTATTCGATCTTTAAGAAATTTCCACTTTTCATTTTCGTGTAGAATTTGATCATTAGTCTGTGTAATACTTGGATAGTTCGGACTTAATGAGTTTGGCTCTTCAGCGATCATCTCCAACAACTGTTCAGTCAAATCTGATAGATCAAATTCATAAAACGGTGTGGGAAATACATAATGTGTTTTCAATTAAGTAACATCCTAATCAAACCAAAGGTATCGATAGTGGTCAACAGGATGTAGTTAGCCAACATCCCAAATGATTTCCTAGTATAAGCAGCCCAAGCATACATAGCACAGCCACTAATCCAAACAGGATATAACGCGAGTAGTGGCGGATTAGGCACGGTGACGGCCATAGTGATACTGCACCCAATAGACACAGCCCAAGCAAGTAATTCAATAAAAAACCGAAAGGGATGAGTATTGTAGTCATCTCGGATCCAATCTACAGTAGGTTTAAAAACATCAATAATCATTCAGGGAGACGCTTTGTAACGCCAAGGATCATTTCGATATCGTTCCATTCTTGTTCGTGATCCTTCCAATTATCTTTGTGTGCAATGGCAATTGCCTTATTGATAACACTAGGTTTGATTTGTAGTTCTTCTGCAACGGCTTTAACAGTTTCTTTGAGACCCTCTTTAAGGTCTTCTAGTTCACGTAATACATTTCCACCTTCATTGATAAGGCGTTCTAGCTTTGCTTTCTCTTCCGGACCGTACATTCTTGTTGACATAATAATCTCTCCTATAAGACTATTATATAGTCAACAAAAAAGCCAGTCAAGTAATTTGCTGGCTTTTGGGTTAATTTGGGTAAATTAAATTATTTTTGTGTTTCGGCTAGTACATCGTACATTTCAAAAGCACCACCCATACGCTCGTATACTACACCTGCGTACAATTCTGCTTTAGTTGATTCGTTGAACTTAGTTGATGCAACACGTTTAGCCCAGGCAAACAATTCTTTGTCTACTGCATCAATCTGTTGTTGACCACCACTTTCCTGAACTAGCTTAACCATTTCTTTAAAAGTTAGTTTTTGTTCAAAAGATTCTTTAACTGGACGCTTCTTGCCTTTTGGCATCATTGCGCTTTCGTTTTTCTTAGCAAATGGATTTACACCTTTCTTAGGACCTGCTTTCTTGTCTTTGGCAGCTTTCTTCATTGGCTCTTTCTTGTCGCCATCGCCGTCGATGTCTAAGAAATCTGGTTTTGAACCTTCTTTAACTTCTTCTTTCTTGTCGCCTTTCTTCTTAGCGATCATTGCTTTAAACTTTTCTTGAGCAGCTTTCTTTTTGTCAGATGCTTCTTCGATGGACTCGTCGGTTTTCTTTTTATCTTCTTTCTCAGCAGCCTTGCCGCTGTAGTTGTTACCAGCCTTGTGAACGATACCTGTTTTAGTTTTAGTAACAGTACCACCAGTTGATGTCTTTTTACTGTCGCCAGTTTTCATCTCATCTTCTTCTTTCATCTTTTTAGCTTCGGCAACATACGTTGTACGTCCGCTTAAAACACGCAGTTGAGCATCTTCGTTTAGCTGTACGCTTTTTGGTAGTTCTGGAGCAGCGATAGCTTTAGCGGGTGCTTCCATACTGTCTAGTTTATTGATAAGTGATTTGAAATCCATTTTAGTTATTCCTAAGTTTAAAGGTCCATATTGTATTTATCTTCTGATAATAGATTCTTTACGAGTCTTTGGTTTGCGTTTAGCTGGTGTTTTTTGGCCATAGCTACCACCAAATAATGTACCTACGCTAGAACCACCACCCTGCATAGGCATCGTACCTATATTTGCGGCACTTGTAGCGCCGGCGGATGCTGCTTCGAAGATTTCTTTAATTCTCATACTATATTTACCGTTGTGCTATCTGTAGCTTGTAATCTTTAAATGCTGACTGTCTACTGTCTAAACCACGCAGGGCAGGGTTAATATGTTTGGTGACTTCGGCTGTATCGTTGAAATTAGCCACTTTGGCCTGTACTCGGTTCTTCCAGTACCATACTGCTACCTTGGCAGCAGTTATCGGATTTTCAACCATTTCCGGATGTTTTTCTAACGGTAGTCCTAGAGCATCACCCGCTTTCTTATAGTTTTCACGGCCAGTAAGTTGTATAAACCCACGACCGGCATAGCGTGAACCGTCACCTGTTTTTGTGTTTCCTAGTATCTTTGCTTTCCTAGGTGCGTGTTTTGGATCGTATTTCTTGAAATCTAAACTGCCACCTATCTCTTTCATCTCGGTAAAGTTGAGTGTTTCGTGTTGGCATTGTGCCATAAACTGCGCAAGCTCTGTTCCCTGTATGCCAGCTTTTGTTGCTACCTTTTTTAGGATAGCTTCTGCTTCTGCAGGACTTACTTTCTTAGCAGGTGCTTTGGCCTGTTGTGTAACAGCTGGTCTTTCGTGATTCTTAGGTTTAGCTTCTGCATCGCCTGCGTGACCAAATGCCAGTCCTGTAGCAAGTGCGCCAGCAGCAGCGATATCTTTCCAACCTTCTTCAAACTGCTCGCCTTGCATATCACGTTTTAGTTTCCATTGCTTAATAGAATCCCATTCGCGATCAGTTAGTTCAATACCTCTACGATGCTTATCTAACAAGAGTTTAATCCAAGCGTTGTCATCTTTCTTATTACTAACAACTCTAGAATCTTTAGCAGGATTCCATTTCTTTTTAGGAGGTTCAGTTTTAAGAAAACTTAAAAAACCTGCTTCGTCGATATCATTATGATCGAGATTCTGTTCTAGGTCTTTTACAATCAAATGTAAGAATTCTTTAGCAGCACCGTCACCCCACGTTAGGCTTTTGATAATAGCGTGTGCGCCTTCTGTGCCGACCTCGTCAACAATATGTTTTAGCAGTGTTTTGGTTAGATGCGGCAATCCTTCGGGATCTCCCTCACCTTCATTTTTAGCCTTCGCCCTACCAGCTTTCATATTAGCCAGCCAATGAGCCATACGTGCTTTCTCACCCGAGCTGTGTTTGGCTGTCTTACGTAGACTACTTACGCTGGCTTTGGTATTAACTCCTGAACGTTTAGCAAGTCCTTTACGTCCCGGTTTCTTACCATCAGCAAAATTTTCTAAATTAATACTTTCGTCTTTATCACCACTAGTGTGTACAGCAATCATCTTGCCTCGATCTAGACTCTGCAATTTTTGTGGCTCGTGTTCTTGTTCACCTTTGGCAACACGACGAGCACGTTTAAGTCCTTCAAGGATAACTTTAAGACTGTCTTCGTCTGCCTGATACTTGATACCAATGCCGCCCGCGGCTTCCCAAGCTGAGATATTACTGCCACGATCGTCGATTAATACATTAGGCATACCATTGCTGCTTTTAGCATACTTGGCTTTGTTAGCAACGATATAGATATGTTTAGGTTGCGGATTAAGATGTTTCTTAATCCAGATGTTTTTGTATTTTTCTGATCCTTCGTGATCCCCACGCAGTGGGCTAGAGCAAATATTATATGAACCGGCAGCATCTACTACTATCTGTAGCAGTTTATCTGCTGTAGGAAACTTTGGTAGCCGTGCAAAGAAATCTGTACCTACCATTTTATCTAGTGTAGGATCTACTTTAGCAGGAGGAATATCTCGATAGTTTCCGTGTGTGACCCCTGCTAGTTTTGCATACTCGGTAAAGAAATCGGCAACCACTCCGTCCATATCAACATAGACTTCCATTCCGTCTGGCAAGTTTAAATCACTTGCTCGCATTTAGCAGTGCCACTTTCTCAACGCTAATGCTTTACGTGTAGGTTTACCATTAGGTTTTTTCATTGCGCCTTTCATCCCGCCCATTCTAGCACAGAATGATTTACGACGTTTGGCAGCTTTACTACCTTTCTTTAACTTACTAGGTTTAGTAGTTACAGCAGTTTGTAATTTGCTACCTGGATGTTCTCTGCGATAGCTGGCAACACCTTTTTTGTTAAGTCCCCCACTTTTGCTCTTACCTGCTTTTCTGTGCCAAGCAGCTGACTCGTCCAGTAGTTCGTGATCGTCTACAGTTTCAAAGTCTTCCCAGATAACTTCACTGTCAACTCCGTGTGCTTCTGCAAATGCTTCTACCATTTCTTCTATTAGGTCAAACTGTTGTTCAAAATCTTCGTTAGTTAACCCGCTGAGCTGTCTTATACGATCTAGCTCGTAGCCTTCTGATATTCCGCAATCCGGACAGGTCATTTCCATTTCAACGCTTTCATTGTGCTTCTTCTTGCCAGCACAATGTGCCTTTTGCGAAAAGCCTTTAGGATGTGAGCAGTTGATACTGTTCTTGTACTTCTTACTCCACTCTTCCTCTACGCTTTCTTTTTTTGGCAAATACTTGTCTTTGATGCGACCTTTTTCTTCTTCATCGGCACCTTCACGTCCTGCTTTTTGCAGTTCTTCAAATCCTTTCTTGCCGTATTTCTTGATACCGGTATATCGTTGTAGTCCACTTTCTTCTACTGATTCATTGGGCGCACTTTTCTTTTTCTTCTTGGCAATGGCAATAGCAGCCTGTTGTGCAGCATTAGCAGCTTCTTCAACAGATTCATTAGGCACACAGTTGTTGACTCTAACACCACCTTTGACCTTGGTGCCTTCTTTGTGCTTGCCCTTCCAACACTTAGGGTCCAGTCTTTGTTTGACTGCTTTAGCTTCGGATAAAATTTCTGTTATTTTCATACTTGACTATAGGGATTGTTTGGATGATCCTCTTCTCCTTTGATTTCTGGGTATACCAAATAGGTATCAACTCCGGGAACACTTCCAAGAAACATTCCCTCTTTCATTTTGTGTAAGGGATCATTAGCGTCTAAGACGCATTCGTCACCTTCACTGGTATCTACTTTATAAGTTACACGATATTGTTTCATACTGAAAATGAACTCCCGCAACCACAACTTGTTTGAGCATTTGGATTTTTAATCACAAACTGACTGCCTATAACTTCTTCTTTGTAATCTATTTCTGCACCTGTAAGATACTGCATACTCATCGCGTCTACTAATACATTGTATTGTTCGTTTAACGGAAATGTAAAATCATCTTCGTTTACTTCTTCGTCAAATGTAAAGCCATAGCTAAAGCCTGAACAACCACCACCTTGTACAAATGTACGTAGTGCTAGTTTAGGATTGCCTTCTTCTGCAAGTAGGTCGAGTATCTTAGTCTTAGCTGAGTCTGTTATTTCAATCATACACCGCCGCCTACTAATTTCCCAGCGCGAGCTGGGCCTGTACGTAATTGTCCTGCTGGCCCTTCTTTCTGTCCCACTTTAGCACCAGCAAACGGGTATTTCTTTTTTTCTTCTACTTGTTCTTTCTTATGGCTCTTGTAGCCTTTGTTTTTCATATAGTGTGCCAATGCCCAAGGATTATCAATTTCTTTATGCTTCTTCATTGCTTTAACTGTGCCTTCCCATCCTTTAGGAGCAGACTCGTTCGTGTCTAATTCAAAATCAGGTTCTTCGTCCTGGCCAAAAAGTTTTTCTAAAAATTCTCCAACATACGGAAACCAATTTTTAAAATGTCCCGGATTAGTATCAAAATCCATATGTGCGCTGTGTTGAGCAGAATTTAATAGATTTTTAAATTCAGTACGCACACCTTCTTCTTTTGCTACTGATTCTAATTCTTTGTACAATGCACTTGCTTGATCTTCATCGCCGTGCTGTTCTATTCCAGATGCTAAATCTCTATAAACGCTAAGTAATCGTCTACCTACACGTGGATTCATATCTTGCCAATGAACGCCTTCTGCCATAGCTTGTCCTTTGTGCTTAACATCGCCTTGCTTGGCAGCTCGTTTTTTATCTTTGTGTGCGCCTGCGCCTGCAGTCTTTTGATTCTTTGCTACAAAGTTGCGGGGCTTACTGGATGGTATGAATTCTTTGGCTTTCATATCTTGATGTTCCTAGATCGGATACCACCTTTGCTTTTAATCGCAGTCAGTTCTTCTATAGCGTGTTTAATCTGTTCGATATTCATTGCTAGTTCTGGAAAGTGATTGGCAATGCTTTCCCACATAATTAATTCATCGCTATCTGCTCTGGCAGCTAATTCTTTAAGTTGACCACGTGCTCTTGCTATCCGTGTTTTAATACTGGCAGGGTTAACACCTTTGTGTCCGTATATTTCGCTGTCTGTTGGAGAGTCTTTATCAAAGTCTAATGGTGCTTCAGTAATATAGTCCACACGATCTTTTAATCGTTGATGCAGTGCTTCACCTACTGCATCTTTGATTCCCATACCTTGACGTACAGCAATAAACATTGGCTTGGCATATTGTCCAGCGCCGGTAGCTTCTTCAAATTTTTCAAAGTTTCCAGTGGCTGCTGCTTCTCGAGCTTTGCTGGCACTGACTCCTGATACGCCAGGACTGTCTGGATCACGCTGCCCACTAGATTTAAAATCTAAAGTTTCAAATTTATAAAAGCCGTGCGCCTTTCCTTCAACACCGTTGTAGTCTCCAATTAATTTTTGGAACTGGGGTAGTCTATCGCTGCCCGCTACAAAGGTAGCATTGCGATAGCCTTGGTCATATAGATATGAACATACTTTGCCAATGGTATTAAGGTTAGTATCTTCTACAACATTTTGTGCATACTCGGGATGTATAGCTTTTATGAATTTAACTTTTTCTGAATAGCTTAGGGGATTTTCTTTTTTGTCTTGACTTTGTGTGACAAATATCTTGTAGTCACCACCGACACCGGCCATAGCTTTAAAAACTTCAGCGTGGCCAATCGTAGGAGGATTCATCCTGCCAAAGCAGAATGTAATGTGTTTAACGCCTTCCTCAAGTAAATCGATAAATCTCATTTATAGTGGCCTGCTTCAATATGTTTATCTTGTTCTTCAGCTATTTTTTTAGCTAATTCAATTAATAGATCTTTAGGAAACTTTTTTTCTTTTTCTTCAATATCAAATTTATGACAGTATGCTTCACAGCAGCTTTCTATAGGTTTGATATAGAGTTTGTAAGCATCTGGATGGCCCACGTGCTTACGATGTTTTTTAATAGCTGGGAACAGTTGATTCTCTAAAGAGCTGTCATCGTTGTCGATAAAAAACTTTAGATCGTCGGCCCAATCTACTTCCGGCTCGTCCATTGTATTTGGACCACCAATAGGGCTAAACATTTCGTATAACTTTACCATTATATTTGGCCTTTTGGTTTAAATTCTTCAGGCTTATCATCGGGACTAGTACTCAACTTAATTTTGGCACCTTTGTTCCAATCTTTTGATGCAAGTTTAGCTGCCACGCTATTGGCGTGTTTCTTTCCTGTGAATTTTGCTGGCTGGCCTGTGGCCTTGTCTCTGAATACCTTACCGTTGATTCTCACATACCAAGTACCAGAGTCTTCCATTTCTCGTCTTTGACGATTACGTTCTGCTTCTTTGTGACCATAGGGATCACCTTGATACTCGTCATAGCCGCCACCTAATGGGTTGCCGTCGTCATCGTATCCTTTGGGACCACCTCTCCATCCTGCTTCTTCTATATCTTCTTTCTTATGGCTCTTGTAACCTTTGTTCTTCATAGCTTTGACAGTACCTTCCCAACCTTCGGGGGCTTTTTCTAAGACTGAAGTTTCTTTTACCCCGTGCTTGTGAGCTTCTTTTTCAAGATCTGCTTTACGTTGAGCAACTGCTTTCATAAGATCTGGCTCTTGCATAACGTTTGGGTTGGTTTCAAGATCATACAGAGCTTTCTTTTTAGCCGCATAATCTTCGGCTGGGTCTGTAGGATTCAATGCGGATTCGAACATTGCTAGTTCGATTTTAGTTATAAGGTTTCTCATTAGTATGGCTCCGTAAGGTCATACTATATTTATCGATTACAGCGGGTTAGTAATTATAACGAATTTCAGTGATAGTACCGTTCTGTACATTGTATGCAGCGCGGATCCATACAAATTTGCCTGTAAACGACCTAGTATGACTAGCAGTATTAACAGCAGTGCTATCACCACCGAAGTCGGTTCCTGTAACATCGAACCAGTCATTATCGCCGGGATACAGTTCTAGTGTAGCCTGTATTTTTACAGTTCCTTTAAAACTATCAAATGCGAACATAGCGGTATGTACACCGTCTGATCCCTTTTGATAGCCCGCACCTTTGGATTTATTTCCATATAGAAATGCAGATCCAACGGATTCTGCGGAAACGTTTGATAGTAAAATTAGGCTTTCTGTGGACATCTCTTATTTATCGGCAACAACGTAATTGTAAATACGCCCGACAACCTCCGCAGCACGTAGTTTTAGCATCAATAAAGACTGCTCGTCTTGCACAAGAATATATCTACGATCCCAATTCCAATCAGTTTTTATAAACCAGTGTTCAACCGCAGGAGTGCAAGTTACCTTAGGTTTTTGTTTCTTAAGCCACTCTACTACTGTGCGCTTTTCTTCTTTGTCTGCTATTTTGTGTGGCAGCAGATACACCTTGTACTGATAGATTTTATGAGGAAGCTGTTTACAGATGATGACTTTATTATCAGTCAGCTGATCGATGCTAGTTAGATCGGGCTCAAATCTGTGAATGATTATGTCTTTAAACCTAGTAGAGAACTTGTTGTACAGTTCACTATCGTTGGTATAGACATCCATTGAATTACCTTCAATGCGCTTAGACCATAACGTAGTATCGTACTCTTTAAAGAATTCTGCCAGTTCTAAAATGCCTTCTTTATTATTGTAAGTGATAGTCTGTAAGGAGTTTGTGTACCCATTAGGTTCCCCAGTATTACAAAAATCAATTACCTTTTCAATAGAATTATTTCTAAAATAGGCAGCACCCTTCTGAGTTACAGAAATTTTATACAACCATTTATTATAGAATCTATGACTGGTCGTCTTGGTTAATTCTATCATCTGCCGTCTCCTTATCTAATGCTAACAGCTTCGCGGCCTTCCTTTGTTCTTTAGTCAACGGCTTTACTATCTCAGTAACTGTAAAATTAGGTTTACCGTCAACGATAGAGATACTGATCTTGCCACCATCAACTAGATCGCCGAACAGCACTCTGCGACTTAACGGTGATTTAATTTCAGTATCAATTAGCCTTGATAGCGGTCTTGCACCCATTTTACTGTCATACCCTTTATCGGCTATCCATCGTAGTGCTTCTGCATCAGCAACAATTTCAATGCCCTTGTCTTTGAGTTGACTATTAAGTTCACCGATAAATTTCTTCACAATCTGAATAACAACTGGCATCTCTAGTTTGCTAAATTTAACAATAGCATCTAAGCGATTGCGGAATTCAGGAGCAAAGAATTTCTTAACAGCTTTATCATCTTCATCAGTTTTAGCCATATCGCCAAATCCGATTGTATTATTTTCGTTATCTCGAGCACCTAGGTTAGAGGTCATAATCAAAATAGTGTTGCGACCATCTGCTTGCTTTCCATTTGACCCTGTGATAAATCCGTTATCCATAAATGCTAGAAGAAGATTCATAACATCTGGATGAGCCTTTTCGACTTCATCAAGCAATAATACTGCATTAGGATGTTCTTGTAGTTTTGTGATAAGCATACCAGCATTGTCTTCGTAGCCTACATATCCCGGAGGAGCTCCGATTAATCGTGCCACACTGTGCTTCTCTTGGTATTCTCCCATATCAAAACGTAGAAGCTCCATACCCATCTTTTCAGATAGTACTTTAGCAGTTTCAGTCTTACCAGTACCAGTAGGTCCTAAAAACAAGAAACTACCGATAGGCTTGTTAGGGGCTTTCATCCCCGCCTGCGCCACAAAGATCTTGTCAAGCAATGTCGATACTGCGGTATCCTGACCATAGACTGCGGCCTTAATTCCAGATTCTAAATCGCTTAGATTTTTACTTTCTTTCTGTGCCACAGTTTCTAATGGCATATTGATCATCTTGCTAAGTTCATAGGTAACTTGCTCGATATCGACAATTTGCTCTATGCCTTCGGTCTCTGGATCGTCCTTTAATTTGTAACGAGCCGATGCACAGTCAAGGATGTCAATGGCCTTATCTGGTAATTTCTTATCAGCCATATATTTGATAGACAGCTTAACAGCCTGTTCAATAGCCGCATCGCTGATTTTAACATTGTGATGTTTTTCGTAATACTTACGGATGCCTTTAAGAATCTTAACAGCCATTTCTGGTGTAGGTTCATCAATAGTAATACGTTGGAATCGACGCATCAATGCACGATCCTTTTCAAAGTACTTGCGATACTCTTCCCAGGTTGTTGAAGCAACAAGTTTAATTGTACCTTTAGTCAATACTGGCTTAAGGATGTTGGCAAGATCGTTTGAACCTTGACTTGATGCTCCGGCACCGTTTATCATATGTGCTTCGTCAATAAACAGAATAATTTTACCTTTGCGTTCAAGTGCTGTAAGAACAGCCTTGATACGTTCTTCAAAGTCACCGCGATACTTACTACCGGCAAGTAGTGCAGGAATATCAAGTGAGTAAACAGTATGGTCTTGAATAAACTTAGGCACCTTCTTTTCAAAGATCTTACGTGCTAGTCCTTCTGCAATCGCAGTTTTACCAACACCCGGATCACCGACCATAAGCACGTTACACTTATTTCGACGAGCCAATACCAGCTGTGTCTTTTCTAGTTCTTCATCACGACCAATAACTGGGTCAATTGTTTTTTGTTTTGCCTTTAAAGACAAATTAGTACAATAAGCATTAAGAATCTTATCAACTTGGGTGGGGGTGGTTACCGGCTGCATTTCTTCTTCATCTTCAACTAATACAATGTTTTCTTGGAAGAATTTAACAAACTTCTCTTTAGTCACACCGCCTTTTTGTAGGAAGTAAAAACCAAAACTATTCTTTTCTGAAAGTACACTAATAACAACGTCAGCAACTTCCATACGCTGGCGTCCGCTGAATAATACCTGTGTAAAGCAACGATTAAGCACACGCTCTACGCTGTTTGTTTTTCTTGGTCTTGCGTCTGGATCTGTAGTCTTAATATCATTAAGATTATTTTTTAAGTAATGATCTAGGTTGGTTTTAATAAAATTAGCGTCTGCTCCGAACCCTTCAATCAACGCAAACGAATCTGGATCGTTCATAATTCCAAATACAATATGTTCAATTGTAACGTATTCGTGGCCGAGCTCTTTGGCAATAGTAACAGAGTTTTCAAAAATCTGTTGTAAGTTTTGGCTTGGTTCAATCATATTAACGCTGTTTCCTTAGTTTCTTCATAGCTAATTGTAACTTCATTTGTGATACTCTGTCAACAAAACAAATGCCATCTAGATGATCTAGTTCGTGTTGAAAGCATTTACCTAGATATCCATCTACTTTTATTTCTTTAAGATTTCCTTCGCTGTCTTGATACTCTGCGATAATCCAACTTGGGCGTTTAATTGTTAGATACAAATTAGGATAGCTAAGACAGCCTTCTTGATCAAGGACCATCTCATTACTTGCTTCTAAAATCCTAGGATTGAAAACAGCAAATGGCGCAGGGAAATTCTCAATATTGTTGCTACCCATTACAAAAACTCGTTTAGTTATACCGATTTGATTTGCAGCAAGACCAATGCCTTTGCTCGCTATCATAAAATCAATCATATCTTGTTCGAGCTGACGTGCATCTCCATCTGAGGTAAAATTCCAATCGGTACTGACTTGTGTTAGGCTGTCGTGCGCCCCTAGTTTAAATTCCATTCTTAATTTCTTCTATCCTAGATATCTGTATTGGTGTAAGGTTACGTGGTATTTCAACTTTTATTTTAATAAGTAGATTTCCACGTTGTCTCGAACGTACATCAGGAAGACCTTCACCTCGACAGCTTAGTACTGTATCTGGTTGTGTTCCTGCGGGTAAATTAATCTTTAGTTGTTTTCCGTCAAGTGTTCGTATATCAATGTTAGATCCGATCATTGCATCCCACGCACTTACCACGTGATCATATATCAAGGATATACCTTCACGCCTAAATACGGGGTGTGGTCGAACAATGATATTAACGATTAGGTCACCCGCACGTAGATGTGGAATTGAATTATCGCCCATACCGTCGTATCTAATCTGTTGTCCGCTTTCAATACCAGCCGGAACGTGTATATTGATCATCTTGCGAGGACCATTTGGTATCGCTACTTCTGCATTGATTTCTTTTCCTTTTAGTACATCTTCTAGCGTAATTTCTACAGAGATGTTTAAAGTTTTATTTCTTTGCTGCGGCCTTCCACCAAAGTTTCCAAAGCCAAAGTTTCCAAACATATCGTGTATGTCGGCAGCACCAAAATGGAACTCAAATGGATTAGCGTGTGCGTGTTGGAATCCACCGTGCTGTTGATTTGGGTCAACGCCCATATCAATCATTTGTTTCTTTTGAGGATCAGTTAAAAATTCGTAGGCCTGCGAAACCTCTTTAAATTTCCTTTCGTCACCACCGCGATCAGGGTGATGCTTCATTGCCATTGAACGATAGGCTTTTTTAATTTCCTCGTCCGATGCGCCTCGTTGTAATCCTAATGTTGTATAATAATCCATAGTCTTTATATTATATGATAAAAAAAGGACTGTGTCAAGCAGTCCTTTATATTTACTACAGATTTACTGAGCGTTATTTTTTCTTGGCAGGTTCTGGTACTTTTGTGCCTTCTGCTTTTTTATGCTTTTTAACTTCTTTCTTTTCCGCTTTCTTTTCAGCAGCGGGTTTTTTGGCTGGTTCTTTTTTATCAGCGGCCATTACTGATGTTGCTAACACTGCTGAGATTAAAATTGCTAATAGTTGTTTCATAGTTGCTCCTTAAAGAACTGGATCTTGTTGTGGTGCAGGGCCCAGTTTGCCACTGCTTGATGCTACTGGCCCTGGAGTCGTTGTCGCTCCAAATCCTGAACTGCTACCAAAGCCGCTTGCTGCTGGCGCTGTAGGAGTTGTTCCCCAACTTGGTGCTGGTGTAAAACTTGTGCTTGGTGCTGCGCCGAATCCTGTTGAAGGTGCGCTAGGTGCTGTTGCCCCGCTCGCAAATCCTGTTGTTGGTGTTTGTAGTCCGCCATTGTTTGCTCCGTTTAGTTTTTCTTGTGTACGACCAAATGCCGCAATACCAAGGACTGCACCCATTGCGATGTGGAATAGTCCAGCACCTTGTAATGTTAATGGATTCCATTGAGTAATAGGAGTATGTGTTACTGTTTGTAATAGACTCCATAAGATTGGGAATACTATCATATCGAACATACATACGACCATATACATCCAACCCATCATTGGACGCCATTTGCTGTTCATCCAATCTTCTTTTTTCTTTTCGCTTTCGCTTTGTGCTGTTACTTGATCTGTCATTCGCTCCGCTCCTAGTATAACTGTATTTATTTGATGCTATCGAATATCTGTTTCTGCTGTGTATACCATTCTATCCACGTATCTACTTTAATTCGACATTCGTGATACTGTCCGTAGTTTGCAGTTACAACTTTTAAGGCATCACTTAATTTTGTACTACTATCATCTGCCTGTTGCAAATCAGCGCAAGATTCTGTTAGTTCTTTCGGAACAGCAGGAAATGACATTTTTATAGGAACGGTACCAGCACAACCAGTTAGTACAAAAAATGCACATACTAAAAGTAGTTTTTTCATTTTTTAGCTCCTGGAAACTTAGCGGCTTGATTTAAGATATCAATTGCTTCAGGAGCAACTTTACACTCAGCATCGATTATCTTTTCTTTTTCAACTATGCGATCTTGTAAGACAACCTGTGTATCTTTGACTACTTTAATCTTTTCAATAATCTTAGTTTCTATAACTGTATTAACTTTTTGGCTCTTAGCTTCGGCAGCTGAAACTTTTGCATTCATCTCGGCTATCTGTGCTTGCCACACAGCACTAACACCCTCCCCACCAGTCATAAACACACCGCCTAATAGAGCTGCAACGCCGATGATTTTAACAAGTATACCGTAGGGTTTAAATTGTGGAAACGCTAGAATAAGTCCGCTGAAATAATATACAGCGGCACCTGCTCCTGCTAATACCAACCACATCCACGTAGGGACCAATAGTATTAAATGCTCCAATAACCAACCAAACATATTAAGCCCCGAATACTTTTAGTGCGTGATTATAATGCTGTGTACGATCTTCTAGACCAATAGTACCACCGTTAATACGTTTGGTCATTGTTAGGATGTCGCCTGAATCTGCATATTGATTTAGGTTATTGGTTTCCCAGAACCAGCAGGCTGATTGAATAGCACCTTCAAACGTTCCTAGGAACTCTGGAATATCTTCAATTGGGGTATCAATGCTCTCTGCGAACTTTGTATAGTTCTGCTTGCCTGTGAGCTGTATAAGGCCTCTACCGCAATATTTAAATCCGTCGCCGGTATCTTCTGGACCATTGCCCATACGTCCGCCATAAACTCTGTTTGCAATCGCTTCTTGGTTGTGTGCATATTGATTTGCTATGTCCATATTAGGAAAGTACTTTGGGAATACTCTACAAAGACTAGCTGCTTGATAATTTAGATTTTCTTTCAATGCCTTGAACCCGCCACTCTCGTGAGCACATTGTGCTAGAAAAGCAGCAACACGATTTGGAGTATTAATTTCGTAGTCGGGTAACAGAGTGCATAATGCTTCATACCAATGATCGATATATTGGTTACCTGGAATTAATTGAGCAAGCTGTTCTTTAGTAAAATCAAATGTAAAAGCCATTATTATATCCTTTGTAGTAAGATTGCTTGACCGTTGTTGTCAAACATAAAACTGTCACCAACTTTGTTGATGTTGTAGTCACCTAGTACTTTAGTCAGCCAAAATATTTCACTCATAGCATCTTGATCCATAGTGATCGGATCAGTGACTCCTTCTAGGATAGAATCAACTGCTCCTTCTTTGACCATTCTTAATTGTATTTTTTGATTAAAAGGTTTGTGTATGGTAATTACATTACCTTCTAATGTAAAATCATCCATAAGTGTTTTTGTAAAGAATCTTTTAACTTCTTCTGTTCTAACTTTGCTCAACATATTTTCATATGTCGATGCTGATTCGGGGATAATATTTTTAAGTGTTTCTTCGGAGACTGTGTGTTCACGCTCGTCTTTATAGTACTTAAATTTAAAATCGTCAATGCCTGTTAACTTGTGTACACCGTAGGTAATTTCCCTAATGTGTTCTGCAAGGCGACTGGTTCTTGGAAGTTCAACAAATACAAAATATTCACCATCTTCATTTTCACCAGAGCTGACATCTGCATCTAAAACGTAGGTGTACCCTTTTTCTAAAAACTCCATTAGGTCTTTAGCAGGCTGACGATCTTTAACTTCAAATGTAAGAACGCAGATATCCTTATCCTCTCCCATCTTTGAGCTATATGTGTCTACCTTAAAGGTAGGGTGAATCATTTCTTTTAAGTCCAGCGGACGAAGGCCTTCGTTAAGCTGCTGGTTGTTCTGCTGGTGCATTAGCCATCTCCTGTGCCTGTTGTTCTGCTGGATCGATGTGTGCGTTAACACCGCCGTTTTGTGAGATCACATCTTCAACTTTGTTTTTATCTAATTCTGTATAACCACGATCGATATCGTTCATTAATTTCTTAGGCATCATAATTTTGACCATCCATACATCTTCGTGATCAATTTTGCCTTTCTTTGTACCAGGACGAATATCGTCTGGCTTTTTAATCTTGCGGACTTTGGCAATCTGTGTTTCTTTGAACTGAACTTTACAGCCGTACTCTATTAGACGCATACCACCTACTGGTTCCGGCATCTTGTCTTTAGGCCACATAAATGTGCATTCTACAAAATACCTATCTTCTTTAGGCCCTTCTACGAGCTCACCGTCAATCCAGTTATCGTAAACATAAGTGTCGAGTTCGTCAATAACCCGCTCGAAATCTTTGAGCATATTCAAGCTGTTGTTAGACCCGTAGACCTGTTCTATGTTTTTAAGTACGTCTTTAATATTCGCCATAGTATCTCCCTTTGTATTTATTCCAGCTAAAACTTTAACATAACTTATTATATTTTGACTAGATCGTTAAATAAGTTTGTGTTCGGACACGGACACGACGGTTTAAAAGGTCCGTGCCTAGCACTTAACAAGGAGGGCTAACCTTATATGAAGCGAAAAAGAGCGCAAGCAGTGCATCTGCAAGCAAATGTAATAAATATCAATCAACGTTTAGACGAAAAACGCCGCAGAGTTCAAATTTATCCCAAAAACCTAAGTCAGGAAACTTACTTACTCAAACTTAACGACCCCCAGAAAATGATAGTCTTTGCCATCGGTCCAGCCGGTACGGGCAAAACTATGCTGGCCGTTCAGTGGGCAATAGATCAACTCAAGTACGGTCACGCTGATAAGATTATCATTACAAGGCCAGCAGTGTCAGTAGATGAAGACCACGGGTTTCTTCCAGGTACATTACAAGAAAAGATGGAACCTTGGACCAAGCCAATTATGGATGTCTTCGCAGAAAATTACTCAGTTAAAGAAATTGAAAACTTTGTATCAGAAGGAGTGATTGAAACTAGTCCTCTAGCTTATATGCGAGGCCGTACATTTAAAAATGCGGTAATCATTGCAGACGAAATGCAAAATGCGACACCTAGTCAGATGAAAATGCTGTTAACTAGGTTAGGGATAGGATCTAGAATGGTAGTTACTGGAGACCTGCAACAAGCAGATCGTCCTAGCAACAATGGCCTATTAGAATTCCTTGGGTTATTTAATAATTTCCACAATCACAGATATGTAGATCTGTGCAGCTTCACCGCAGAAGATGTGGAACGCCACGAAGCAGTTAAGGAGGTTCTAGCGATTTACGGAGACGCTTAATTAAGGTAGGGGGTCAACTGATCCCCTAACAGTTTTTTGTACATTTCAAGAATGGAGATAAAGTCAGCATCAGGATTGATGCTGTTCTTTATAACTTTACGTTTCTTAAAATCTAGAACTACAGAAGCTTTTGCTTTTGTTTTACTTTTCAGATTGTCTTTGAATTCTGTTAATTCAAGGAACTTACCATCGGGCTGCTGATGGTAGTAGACAATCATATAACGATCAGCCATAGATTACCCGTTTAGTCTTGCCAGTTTAATCATTGTGGCTGCAAGGTTAATTTCAGTATCAATTACAAGTCCGTGATCTACCAGACCTTGTTTAATAATAAGAACAGCACTATCTTGTTTCTGTTCTTCACCGAAGACTTCTAGATTGTTGTATAACCATACATAGACTTCTTCCATTTCTTCAGAACGTATTTTACCACAGAGTAGTTTACGTGCTTCTGATATCTTGCCCGCCTTAAACAGAGTAACCATATCAAACTTCCAGTCTTGCTCACCAGCATCACTTTTATTCGGTGATATCAGTTTGCCTTCTTGGCAGTTTTGTTGTACAAGATTAATACATTTACGCAGATCGGGATAAGCTACTTTAACATATAGATCCAATGTATCAAGATCAAAGTCAATGTTTTCTTCAACAAGTATAGTGGCAACACGAGCAATGAACTCAGTTTGATCTACTTTTTCAACGTGGAAGCCTTGACACCGACTGTGTAACGCTGGAATGATACGATTAGGGTAGTTACAGGTTAGAATAAAACGGGCAGTCTGATGATACTCTTCCATCACACCACGTAGTGCTGCCTGGGCATTCGGAGATAGATAATCAGCCTCGTCAAGTAGTACGACCTTAAACGGACCAAACGGAATTGTCTGTACAAAGTTAACAATCTTATCGCGAACATCGTCAACAGAGTTTGTACGCGATGCGTTAATCTCTAACACATCATAATCTTCAATACCTAGTTCTTCAACCAGGATCTTTGCCATTGTGGTTTTACCAATACCTGCAGTACCACTAAAAATCAAATGCGGGATAGATTGATCTTTGATCCACGTCTGTATCTGTTTCTTTTGATGCTCGTCTCGAAATACATAGCCTTCTATGGTCTTGGGACGATACTTCTCTACCCATAATTCTTTCATTTAACTTCCTTTGACGTAGTTGTTTGGTTCATTTCTGGTTCAATGTATCTTATCTCGGGAGGTGGAAAGAAACCTTTCCAGCTGTCTGGAGTAAACAGATGAACTGGTTTCCAATATTTGTGTATGATGTTATTAATAACAACACAGCAAATAATGAATATAATGATACCGAGGCTGATTAAAATACTGCCCGCTAAAAAACTAGCGGCATTTTCTACATCTATATTCACACTACTTCCTCAGCAACACCCAAAACTTCTGCTAGAATTAACAGGCCACCTGCTGCCTGTAAGAAACCTAGGCCCAATGCAACACCAGCTACGATTCTAAAAGCACTTTTGATAAAGCTAATATACTTGTGCTTTGTTGGATCCGGATGACCTGTCATCTTGATCTCGTGATAATTGATCGAATCTAATGCTTCTTTTGCTTTTTTTATATCTTCTACAGCTTCAGTATGATTACTCATTTGATATCCTTTTAGTTAAAAAATCTGCTTGTTGTATTGTAACATAGACGTTGAATAAATGTCTAGCTTTTATTAACCAAAATTTAAACAAACGGTTTTAGATCGGGCGGAACCCATCCTGTAGGCTTCAATACTTTGCCATCTTCACGCTTACGAACTTTGCCTGTTTCTTTATCAATTTTGGCAAAGTTTGTACTCATAACTTCTTTCCAAGCACCTTCTACATCGGCACCCATACTGTGTAATGCTCCAATAGTAACAACCACAATATCAATCAATGCATCTAGTGTTTCTACTCTGTCTACATTATCAACAGCAACGCCTAGCTCTTTGAATTCTTCTTCGATTAATTTAGTGTACAAATCAAACTGTGCCACATTAAACTCGCCTACTGTTTGGTCACAGGCCTTCATAAACTTCTCTTGATCGCGAAACGGGTTAGTCATTGTTTTTCCTTTGTTTTTTATTAATTGATTCAACTCGGTCCATTAGCTCAAAGTCAACACCTTGATCAATGGCTTCCATTATTATAGCAGCAACGTCTTTAGGAAAGCAAGCACCACCCCAACCAGCTTGACCGTCGGGGCCTGGAACTTTCATATGCGTATAACCGATACGATCGTCAAATACAGACAATTCTGTTAGTTTGTCAAATTCAATATCGTGAACATCTGCAAGTGCTTTAAAGTCATTCATAAATGTAACTTTCATAGCAAGATAACTGTTCATCATATATTTGTACAATGACGCAGTCTTGATATCAGTCATTAGGAATTTATCGTGTACAAGTGGAACTCCTCGTTCGATAACCTCTTTTGCCATTTCACAATATTCTTTATCACCACCTAACACAAAGTAGTTTGAGTTTTGATAATCGGTCATAGCATTAGCCGCAGTTAAAAATTCTGGGCAATGTACTAGGTTTGGGTATTCTTTGCCTAACCGTTCGTAAACGCTAGGGGGTGCAGTTACTTTTGAAATAATTGGAATACGTTTGTTGATGTTGACAAACAGTAGTTCTTTAAGAACATTTTCTAAAATAGAAGTGTCACAATGGCCGTCTTCAGTCGACGGAGTGGGTACGCATACGTAGATGGCATCGCAGCTATTAAATTGATCTAAACTGGCAGAATCCTTGAGCTTTGGATCACGTACAACTAGCTCATCTCCTCTATGTGCCCAGGCAATAGCGTTGCCTACAAATCCACAACCTATCAATCCAATTTTCATTATGCTGCTTTCTTATTATGATTTTAATATGTTTATTATACGCTTTTTTTCTTGTTCTGTCAACCAGTTTTCTTCGCCTTCGAATTTTGGAGAATTGGATAATGCAGCTTCGACCATAAACTTAATTTGGTATAGATCCTTTTTAAGTTCAAATGCGGTAAAGCCGTCATTATATGGACTGGAGCATTCGCGGGCTATGGTATGTACTTGGCGTGATACTTCACCGATATCCCAATTTTTTCTAAAGCCCATTATTGGAAATTTTGTAGATTGCCTGGCATAAAGTCGTCTGGACGAATATTCATACTGTCGCCATTTGAGAATTCCTGTCCCCAATAGGCAGTATCTGGCTGTTCGTCGGATACTAGTAATATTGATTTGGTTTCTACTTTCTGAAACTCTTTTTCGCCTTGCCCATCGTCGATTTTAATTTTACGAGTCCAACGGCCGTGTTCGATTAAAATCCACTGACCTTCTTTAACAAAGTCAACTTCGCTTCCAACCTTGTATACTTTGGCCCAGCGTGGTTTAACACCGTGTGCTTTGCCGTCATCGCTGGCCACTACGATTCCGCTTGATGTTACCATCTCGCCCATATCCATATCGATTACTAGGACATCTTTAGGTAATGCTCGTACTTTAATCTTTTTGGCTTCAAATGCAAATGACATTGTGGTTCCTTAGGCTTTACGGCTTAATGCTTTTTCATCTACTGCTCTAGAATTTTGAGCATAATAATCTTGTAGAATCTGTTCACGTGTACGAATAATCTTGCCACCTGGCCCTAATTCGTCACCGCGAGCATTAACTTTAGCATTGCCTACTGCTGGTGTTGTTTCGTTTTGCAAAGAGAGCTTTTCCATATCAATCTCTTTACCCTGCATACTTGTATAAGTTTTACCCATTTTATTCTCCTTTAAAGAACTCTGTTATTGGTATATTGTATTTAATACTGTCTATCTTGTGTACACCTATAATGTGAAGCACATAGCTAGCCACACTGGATCCACGTCCTACTCCCCATACTACGTTGTTGGCTCTGAGAGTATCCACAACAAATTTCATTGCTTTGAGTACTGGAATCATATCGTGTTTGGCAAATAGTCGAAGTTCTTCAACCACACGTTCTCGTATTTCTGGAGTCGGGCATCGCTGATACAGCCAGTCCAGTATATCCATTGTTTGATATTCGTAGGGAACAAACCAATGGCTTTTATCTATAGAAGTTTTAGGAGTTGGGTAGTGAAGATGCTCTTCGGACAGTCTATTAATATACTTTGATAGATCATCAGAGGTTTGACAGTTATCCAAAATATCTGGACCGTGCCGTAGTATGCCCTCTATCAGTTGTGCTTCAGTATTATTTTCAGTCCACATTAATCAATTGATCCATACCGCCATCTAAGTTTTGTTTCGATCTCAACATATATCTACGAGAAAGTTCGTCTTTATATATTGTAACAAAAGTAGCGAGCTGTGTCAATAGGTCAGGTTTACCTAAACGTGCGGCAGCAAAATATTTACGATTGAGTTCGAAGAGTTTTTCTTCTACCTCGTTGTCTTTGAGTTGGCTAAGATCGCCTTCAAATGGATGGAACATTAACTAAATTTTCCTAGATAGTTAACAAAAATAACAGTTGAGCTTCGTCTCCAAATTTCAATTATGGTAGGATTGGAAGTTGAGTCAGCAGTTAAATTAACAGGCCAGTTTGGACTCTTCTTAATAACTGTACCACCTGAAGTACTAAATGTTACAGTTCGAGGGGTTGTACTATCGCTGTAGAGTTCCAAGGTCACGCGGCCAACACCAACTTTGGTAGTTTCAATATTTGTAGGATCTCCCGGAAATCCTTTGAAGTTTAAAACAAAGTTTGTAGCAAGACGCATAACCTGGTACGGTCCGTTTTCAAAGTTAATTTCTTGGGGGACAGGAGCCGATGTCATAGGTCCACCAAAATCAAATACAGCTTCTATATTGTTTTGAAATTTCGCCTTAGATACTATATTGTACTTAAAATCGTTAGCAGTATTTGTTTTAGCCGTGTTAGTCTGCAAGGCTGTTATTTCGCCTTGTGCTTCTCTAAAGTTAGTTTTAATTGAATTAAAATTATCTCTAAAAGTCTGTGTATCGTTGTCCTGTCCTGGAACAGGAAAGTTTTCGTTTATGATGTTATAGTTAATCGCACTAGTCACGGTAATTTTTCCTTACGTTGTGGAAACGCAAGATATTTATCCTGTATTTCGCCGTTGATAATATCAATTAGATATCGATCGATTTCAAAATCAAATACTCTAAAATCAAATCCTTCGTCTCGGATCTTAGCTTTAATTCTGTTTATGATGTTGTTTGAATATGATATTCCGTTTTTCGGAGGATTGACATAGCATAGAACCAGGGCTTTAACAAATCCGGTTTCTCTACTGTCCTGATCCTGTATGCTACGCATCCAAAGTGGCAGAAATTCTCTATCAAGTTCGCCAACTCCTTTAATTCGTTTCCTCATATTCTTTATAGAATTTGGAAACACTCTCTGATGATCACGGTCACTGGCCAATGGAATATCACTATCAACTCTAATAGAATCGTAACTTATTATCACAGGACTGTTAATAGTGTCGCTCAATTGAACAGTGCTACTGATAGATAGAGTTGATCCTGGATTGTTATTAGATGATACATCTTTTTCTAGATCGTCAAGTATTTCTACATAGACAACTTCGTAGATTGTTTCTTGCGTGATTGGATCTTTAGCCTGAGCAGATTTTAGCCCGCCGAATTTTAAACGTTTTCTATAATGATTACGGCTCATTGCCTGTACATATTTTATAGCAGTTGTGCTTTCAATTCCTGCATAGACTAGCATTTTAATTTCTGTTTGAACACTAAAATTATTGTCACCGTATCGATATAGTTCTGTTGGCACAAAGGTGTTAGCATCAGTGATAAAGTTATACCATTCTAATCGTTTTTGTTTAGATTGGAATGCTTTGACAAATAGGTTTGCAAATGTCTTGGCATTATCTGCTACAACAGTTAGCGAGAATGTTTTCAATAGTTCAGAAAAGTTAATACTGTCTCTGGCTTTAATTGTAAACGTAAATTTCTTGTCGAACGTAGTTGTGCTACCGTCGAATGTAATATTAAACGACGGTAGTGGAGGATCTGGTACTATGATCGGTGAGGCTAATAATGAAGCACCGTTATATAAATCTGTTCTTTCAACAGCAACAAATGCATCAGGCTGCATTCTAACCGTATTGGTATTTCGAAGAATTAATCCAGATAATGTAGTTTGATCTAATAATGCTCGATCTTCAGGAGCCCACGGTCTATTCTCCCACCAGTATTGATCACCATCTCGTAGTCTTGTAAATTGATCGACGAGAATTGTGCGGAACGTTTGCCCAACCATTGCTCCAGTAACTCTATCTTCAGCCAATCCGCCAATCCATAGATCCACATTCTGAATATCACCGTAAGCAGTTGATAATGCAGCTTGAAGTGCAGGATCGGATGTTATTTGATTCCACTGTTCGTAAGGTACTAACCCAAGGGCTATTCTTGTTTGGTTTAAGGTACCAAGACCTAAATCACGGCCACGTTGGATGTTTGTTGCAGCTAGGTCTAATGCAGCAGGAGGATCATCTAGTAAGTTTCTTAAATCATCAACAATATGCACATCTAATTTATTTGAAACATCTGCTGCCAGCTTTCTCATAAATCCATCTGCCCCACCGTTTCTTTCAAACTCAGCAGGGGTTAAGAAAAATGCATCTCTTAATAGCAACGATTCAGTAACATTCCCAGTTTCGTCTAATCTATCTAAGGCATTACTGACAATGCTGTGACCAAACCGCAGAGCTGCTGCAGAAACCTCTATTTTTGTTGTAGCATCTATATTAGGATTGAAAGAAGTCCACGCTGGAATAGGACCAACAATCTTAGGTAGCCATTCGTCGTAGGTTATTTTTTGCATTTCTGCAATAACCAGTGAGCGAGCTCGTTGATATAAATGTTCGCCGTCAACGCCTGGAGATAATGATGTTAATCTATCAACATGCCAGTTATGATCTCTGATCATTAACACGTGGCAGGATAATAAGTCTGGATTTTCTGTACCGCGAGGATCACCTACAAAATATCTTCCACTGATGTTTTTCGGAGGATATAGTCCATTTAAACTTGTTAATAACTTTCCTGTTGTTGCCTGTTGTCCGCCTTCTCTTAGATCTACAGGATTGGCAAACGCTGTAGGTCCTTGTGGTACACCGGGCGGATATGCTATACCATAAACTACACTAGCATCTAACCAACCGGTTGTTTCGTTGATTGGCGTTGCAGGTACAGTTGTTCCGGGCCCGGTACCTAATGCTACTGCATTTCTTGTAACAGGAATGTGACTACCCGGAGTAAGTCCGGTATCACCTGCAGGAACAATAACATCTATGTTAATTGTACCTTCTCGAGCAAATTCTAAATCGTGTGTTAAAAATTGCCCCCAAGCATACAACCATCCGCTAAATCCTGTTGGGTCTGGATCTTCTCCGTGTCCTGCTACAACAATGTTACTGATAGTTCTAGGATTCACTCCAGGTACCATAGTATAAATGCCGTCTAGATATCTTGCGGTTCCATATCTTCCAAATGGTTGTGCAACAGAATTAACCAAAGGTCGCAATGGGTTATGATCTCTACCATCGGCATTTGGGGGTGGAGGTGGAGCGCCAGCGCCTTCGAATAATCTAGTAAGACCTGGACCAGCGGCATCTGCAAATTGTTTTACTTTGCCTTCAATAATACCATTAGAGGGTAAGAAATCTAGACCTGGCGGTAACGATCCTTCAACTAGTTCGTAGGCTACTCTGCCACCATAAAGTAAACTAGTGGCACTAACACTGACAGTACTGGGTTGATTGGGTTTAATAGTGCCAAGGTCACTATCGGTATTCCAACTTATACCGCTTTCTATTTCGCCTATGAGATCGATTGTAAATGTTTTAATCGCTGATGAAATACTGCTTTTCCAATAGAGTATTTCAAAAGGGCTAACGTTCTTATTAGTAACCAAACAGATATAGATAAATCCTTCATATCGAATAGCATCGTTGGGATAATAGATCGTAGTTGAACTCCAATCACCTCTAAGATTATAGTTAGCAGAAAGATCTGCGATATTAAAATTTACAGCTTCGATTCTGAATGTATAGGTTTTACTGATACGTGTTTGATAAGGTATACGACCAGCAACTTCTCCGGTAAGTTGATCTAACTCCATACCTGGCGGTAATCCGTATTCGGCCCAATGCACGGTATCTTTACTAGGATCGATTCCTGTAATCGATGTGTGATTCGCAATACAGATCCATTTGGTATTAGAAATTCCCTGTGATGTAAAATTTACAAGGTCATTTACAGCATAGCTAGTTAATGGTAGCCAAGTTTTTGTCGGCTTCATTAAAAAATAACTTAGGTAACCAGTTAGAGAAGTAGGATGATAGACTTCTAAGAAAACTGTTAGATAATTATTAGCTCGATGTCTACCGAGATAACTTTCAGTAATCCATAGAGGCAGACGTCGACTATCAGCATCTGCTTGAAATAGATTAGTGTCTACCTGCATCAGACTGTTGTCTGACTTTAGGAATTCTTCAGTTACTACATAAATTTTAAATGCACGAGTAACGGTATTAGCACCGTCAGTGACTGCTACCGCAAATGTATAAATTCGGCTTAGGTGTCTTGGCACACGACTTACTAAACTGAAATCGTAGGTAGTGTCATCGTAGTAGAAAGAATCGTATCCGTTGCCCTTTGCGTCAACAAAGTCTAAAGGAATATTATCGTACGGAAATGTATCGTATGAGCCAGAGGTAAAATAGTTATATTCTACAGAAAAAATAGGATCAGTGAATCCAAAAATTCTTCCATCTTTTGTTAATGACAGTCCTGGCGGAAGCTGACCACCAGTAGGTACTAGATAGAAACTTAATATGTCACCGGCAATAACATCTGGATCGTAGACATCTAATTGAAAATCTACATAGGCATTGTCTAGTACATAGTATGCTTCTTGTGGGCCTACATTAAGAAATCCGTCTTGGGTAAGCCACTGCGGAACATCTGAGCCATCTACAGATAGACTAAATGTTCGATCCTCGACATCAACTGTATCAGTTGCTCTTATAACAAATCTGCTGGTCGTGAATCGAATCACTTCAACTGGACTTCCTACAATTCGGTTATTGTAGAGTCGTAGTCCTCTAGGCAAATTCCCAGAAATTAATGTATAGGTAATTGAGTGTGAAGTAGTCGTAGTGACTGTTAATGGAATATCAACTGTGATACGTTCAGTTATAATTCCTAGGCTTCCTGCGGCTGTTGACCAAGCTAATGCCATCGGTTAATTCCTTAGATTGTTAACGAACCGCTATCAACGTTTATCGAGCTCGGTGTAGTTATAGTTCCAAAATCTATATTGGCAAACGCTAGGGCAAGCTGTGTAGATGTTGCAAATTGACTGCCTATCGGCCCAAAGTCGAATGTGGATAAAATCTGTGTAACTGGTAAAATGGTATTGACTGTGATAGTGTTGCCAAGCGTTGTCACATCAACATCGCGCCCACCTTGTATAGTAATATGTCCTGCATTTGAATTATTGGCAGTTACAAATCCAGCATTGGTATCGATACGTGTAAACGAATCGGGGGCTGTGCTATTAACAATGATAGAATCACCAGTTTCGTTAAACTGCATCTTAGTGCCGGCAACTAGATTTCTAAATTCTAATTGTGTACCAGTCTTTTGTTTAAAAACTGTAACGCCGCTAGATCCTAGGTTCCGACCGGTAATTGTTAGTTCTGCGGATAGTCCTGCAAAGTTTGCGTTTACTTTTGTAAATGCAGTTCGTAGGTCATCACCTAGTCCGTCATTAACTACATTACCTATGTTTATCGTTTGTATGGTCATTATCTACGCTCTCTTTTAATATTTACCCTATTATCCGAATGTTCTCAGCATACCAAATACACTGTAACTAGATCCGTTTCGGTATAGGCTAAAAGTCACTAGGTCTTTCTTGTTTACGTTACCGGTAATAACAACGTTATTTTCCCAGTTTAATGTAATGCCAGTGTTACTGCCGTTAATCAAAATAGCGTTTGGAACACGAGCTGTTGCGCCTTGTATCAGGATCATTTTAATTTCCATAAACTGACCATTGGCTAGGTTTAGGTTGTACAGGTCAACGTTGAAGTTACCTTGTAGCCCAGTGTGTACAAATACATCACCGTTATTGATGTCGTGTATAACTGTACCTGTTGCACCAGCGATCGCTGCATAGGTTTTCTTAACAGCATAGAGCTGTGTTGCGCCAGTGACATTGATTGTGGTTGTGTCAATCGGCCCAACGACTTTGCCTGCAACTGCATCTACTAATATTGTTGAGTCGTCGGCAGCTACAGTACCTTTTAGGTCACCTGTAACGTTACCTGTGACATTACCGACCAAGGATGCTGTAACTGTTGAGCCATATGAAATTTCTTTTGTTGATGTGTTGTACTGTAAGATGTTTCCGGTATTGGCACCACTGCGCACAGGGTTTACATAGAATCTACTTGTACCATCGCTTTGTAATGCACTACCACTAGCATTTAGAATTATTGAGTTTGCGTGTTGATTGGTTTGACCTGCTAACTTACCGATTGCAATGGCCTGCGCACCTTGACTAGTATATCCAGCCCCTATTCCGACAGCTACTGCATCGAGACCTTGACCATTGTATCCAGCAGTCTGACCGATAGCTACTGCATTGGCACCTTGTGTAGTTTGTCCGGCATTAAATCCGACAGCTACTGCATTGGCACCTTGTGTAGTTTGTCCGGCAAACGCACCAATTGCAACAGTAGCGTTGCCTTGTGATGTAGCACCCGCACTATATCCAAGTGTTATTTTTGTTTCACTGGTTCTCAATACAGACGTATAAACATCACCTACAATTCTTGCGCCAGTTCCGTCGACTAGCAATGAAGAGTTATCAGAGAATACCGAACCTGTAATATCGATCTTTGGATCTACACTGATGGTCATCGTCTTAGTTAATGGGACGGTCGTGATACCAATACCATATCCCTTGATCATTGTCAGTGTATCAGTACTACTTGAAGCAGTAATCAAACTTGCTCCCGGTACAGATAAGTTTCTAAATGTAAACAGTGCCGATGCTGGAGACGTATTGTTTAATGTTGCAATACGTGTGTTAGCATCGATTGACAAACTAAGACCGGTAACAACAGAAATACCTCTAATACCACTGTTAGTGATTGTGACATTCCCGGTGTTCTGATCAATTGTCATACCAGCACCAGCTGTAATTCTTGTAACACCGGTGTTAGTAAGGGTAATAGCACCAGTTGAATTTGATACACTGATAGCAGTACTACCTGTTAGACTTGTTACGCCAGCGTTGGTAAATGTAATAGTATCTGTGGCTGCATTGGTAGTCACTGTCATAGCAGTACCAGCTGCTAATGTTAGTGTATCGGTATAACTATCTGCAACTACATCTGATTGGCCGCTAACTGAAATTGTTTTAAAAGCAGTTCTGTTGGTGTCGAAAATCTGAGCACCTGCAACTGTAGTACCTGCAGGTAGATCTACAACACCACTTGAGCTCTTAATCTGCGCAGCACCTAACCAAAGTCCATTAGATTCTGAACCTGGTACAGCCGAAGCATCGGCTAGGTGCAATGCTTTCCATTGTTTACTATCTGTTCCTAACCCAAACAAGTTAGTAGTACCTGGAGTTACGTTAGAGCCTAATGTTGAAAAATCAATACTAGAACCTCCTAACACATTGGCTGCGATGATGTCAAAGTTTTGATTAATCTTTGCAAATGCATCGTTAAGATTACTCCATAACAGCGGAGCAGGCCCAAGTTTGATATTTTGATTGTACGACATTATGATCTCCCTACTGCTACTTCAATTGTACCTATATGATCCGAATCATATGTTTCTAATGCTTTACCGATCACTGTACCGGTCTTGGCATCTTCGCCAGCTGATATAGCAACACCTGGAATTTTAGATGTCACTAGCAGATCTCCTTTTTGTATTTTTCCAATTACTTTAACTGGAACACGACCTTGTAGTGCTATAAGATTTTTTAATCCTGGGCAAGCATCATACATAGCAAATGCTGCTGTTGCAGACACCACACCTGCAACTCTTGTGTTAGCCAGTTTACCTTCAATAGTAACTTCTTTGTCCCCGCCGAATACTACAACTGTGCCTACTTCATACTCTTTGTCGCCTTCATAGTATTCTGCTAAGTCAGCTGAGTAAGTCGATTGCAATCTTGATTCGTTCGGTGAAGTACCTGTCAATGTCCAACGTCCAGTAATAGTACCAGTAGCTGTTGTGCCGCCGGCAGTAATTGCGGTTACCTGTATCGAAGATGCAGTAATTGGTGCATCAGTTGCGCCATCCTTAGACTTGAACTGATGTGTATCATTCCAGTACAGTGTTTTGTTATCGGCAGCAAGTGTACCAGACTGTACTAAAACTCCGCCTACACTGTTCCAACCATAGAATCTTACATAACCGCCGCTGGCCGCCGCTGATGTATCGATGGCCAAGTTAGTGTCAACTTTAATTTGATCAACGCTAATAACTCTAGCAGCGAAATCACCGTTGGAGTCACGAACAACTAATTTGCTGGCATCGGAGTTTGCTGACATCTCAACGATCGAATAGTCAGCATCCAATGTACCGCCACTAACTGATGAGTTAGTTCTTCTCAAGAAGCCAGTTGAACTGTATTGCGATTTCTTAATACCAGCACCTGTATCAACAATAGATGCATATGGAACTGCTGTTACATTAGCTGTACTATTGCTATTATTACCTACAACACTATATGCTGCAATTTGTGCGATCTTAGGTAGCTGTAAGCCGTTATCTTTAACAGTTACCCAACCATTGGTTACTGTAAATTGTGTATCGTCAAAACTTGCAAGGCCTCTTTCTGCTTGGGTAATACCTGTGGCGTTAGTTCTTGTGCCGGCAGCAGTCATTGCCAGTTTGCTTTGATCGATAGCAGCTGAAGCACTGACCTTGCTGTTTACAATGGCACTTGCTGATATTGTAAGTGTTAGAGTATTTCCACTTAGCGACACGGTAGCATCGCCACCCATTGATGAGTTAACAACAAAGCCACTGCTATTGAATGTGGCAATTTGACTATTTGATGGATTAGTAAATGTAAATCCAGTAATGTTGCCTAGTGTTAGGCTTCTTAGGTTAACAGCATCTTGAGGATCTGTTGGATTTGACAGATTAATAATCTTGTTGTTATTAAAGTCTGCATTGCCCTTCATCTTCAAGGAACCGTTCAACGCTAGGAAACCGCCTGTATTAATCGGAATCAATTGTCCGTTATCAACGGCAGCACCTGTGTGCGTTAATCCCAATCTACGTTCTAAATAGATACGTGTTGCGTTCTGTGTTGGCACAGTGTCAGTTGCATTGTTGGCAAATGATGAGTCTGTTGAGAATTCACTAATTGGAACACCGCGTTTAAATCCTAGACCGTCTAAGTTACTCAACGCAATCGCTGCAGAGAATGATACCTTACCAGTACCTTGGTCAACGCTAAAGTACGGGCCAACTCTAAAGTTACCGTATTGGTCAGTGGTCACATAGAACACACGACCTACTGATCGTTCAACAGTTTCACCTGCCGGGTTACGAGCATTTACAGCTGGACCGTAAATTTCGTTTGGATAGTTTGTATCTGCATATGAGCCAGTACCGATGTCCAGCAAGTCGTGTCCTGTAACACGAGTCAACGCAATACGAATTGTTAGTGTACCGTTGGCATTCGAACTGCCTCTACGTACTGAAGCTTTTAGTGTTACTGATGCAACATAAGATACTACACTATCTGCAAATCCCGTATCGGATTGAACGCCTGTTGTAAGATTTATTCTTTGAACATAGACACGACCGAACGCTGTATTAGTTACAGTTTCTGGATCGTAACGTGTAATGATGTAATCAACACCTTTAAAGTTGAACACTGATCCAACAGCTCTTGCTCTGTCATAAGGGCCTAGTGCAACTACCGCAACAAATTTGTCACCAGTTCTTCCAACTACTTTACCAACAACTAATGTTCCTGTTGGTGTGCCCGATGTTAGAACTGCTGAACCGCCGGGGGATAATGACACAGAGAATGTTGTTGATGTTAGGTTAGTTGCAATAACAAAATAATGCGCATTGCTGACTATACCGGTTGCTAGTGTTCCAGAAGAACTAACTTTAATAACATCTCCTGCAATAAATCCGTGTGCGTATGGAGTAGTAAATATTCCTGCGGTGCCGCCGCTAGTTACGTTGGCTGTGATGCCACCGCTGATAACAGTTGATATAGATCCTGAAGTTGTTGAAACTGCGTACTGTTTAAATTTAGTAGAAGTTGATACTGTACCAGTCGCTGCTGTAACAACAAATACCGCAGTCATCGCGGCCGTTGAGCTTAACACCACAGTTGATGATGTTGGAATAGCAGCAATATAATACTCAGTACCACTTACAAGATTACCAAATGTGGTACCTGTAAATGCAATCGGTTGTCCTCTCTGAACCACAGTGGTGCTACCAATGTTAACGTTATAACCTGTAGCTGTAACACTTGTAGGAGTTGACACTGTTTGGCTAGTACTAATTAACCAAGTACTGCCGTCACCAAGACCACTTATGTTAGAAATAATGTAAGTACCTGCTACTACGGTGCCTCCCGACAGTACCATACCAGCTGTGATAGTGCCAGTAACTCCGCTGCCAACAGTTAGTGTTGTGCCAACGATTGTACAACCTGGCAATGTTGCTGATGTTACTGTGGTTGCAGTAGTTGTTAAATCAATACGCTGATACAGACTAATTGACACAGTGGTCGAAGATGGAATAGCAGAAATATAATACGTTGTTCCGGCAGTCACACCGCCTGGAATAGTTCCACCAGTAACCACGGTCATTGAGCCCGAGCCCGACGTTACAGAAAGAGTAGTTCCACCCGACGTTCCACTTAGTGTAATTTGTGTTCCGCTGATAATCGATTTAACATAGTAAGTTGTTCCGCTGACTAGTCCACCAAATGCTGATCCACTAGTAACAGTGAATACCAACGGCATATTAAGAACCATACCATCAGTAGTACCTACAGTAATATATGCAGTAGGGCCATCTGAAATAGATGCCTGTGTGCTAATACCAAACTTAATCGGTTGGTTGACTACCGCACCAGTCGAAGTCCCTACTGTAAATTGATTACTTGTACCGGTGATAGTAGTTGATGTTTGTGTCTGACTTGCACTCACAGTCCAATATGATGTACTGTTTACACTTGTTGCCAGAGTGAATGTTAAGTCGTTGGTTGTTACAACCCCACCCAGTACTGCTCCACTAATTGTGATAGTGTCGCCAACTGTATAACCTGTACCACCACTTACTACAGTGATAGTTGTAACGCCGTTATAACTAGTACCTGAACCAGTTTTTACAACGGTAAATGTTGCACCAGTACCTGAACCACTAGTAGACTTAACAGCAACGGCTGTATAAGTCGCTGCTGCGGTAACACTAGTACCAGTTAATGAAATATAAGTTGTTGTACCAGTAATTACTCCTGGGATGTTAGCAACAATATATGTTCCTGCAATAATGCTGCCACCGGTCAACACCATACCTGATAAAATAGTTCCAGATGCTAGTGTTCCTACAGTTAATGTAGTTCCACTAATACTTGACCCGGTCATTGACGCAGTAGTTGTTGCTGTTGCTGTAGCAGTTGTTGCTATCGCAGAATAATCGTTTGGTTGGTATACAGTTAGATAGATGTAGCTGTAGTTCTCTCTCAATAAGGTAGTTGTAATACCTGTTGGAGTATACTTGTGTGTTCCAGACCCGATAGCGGTTGTTATAATAGCCCCACCACCTTTCAGTGTTGATACAGTAAAGCTGTCTTGTGTTAGATTAGTACCTAGAACATAATAAGTTTGACCAGCTGTAAGCCCTGTAGGTAATGCGCCGGTTGTTGAGAATATAACAGGATAGTTTACCAACAGTCCGTGATTCGTTTTAGTGATGACTGCAGGATTAGCTATACTGATAGTACAGGTATATGGTGCACCTGGATCTAGATAATCTGTAAATTGTAAAACACGATATACGTTTGTTGCTGATTCTGTAAAGACTAAACCAGTTGACGGTCTAACAGTTACTCCGGATAAGTTACCAGACAACATCAATGACTGACTTTGTCGTATAGTCATAATTGTCCCGTCTGGAACTGAAGTGTACAATCCTGACAGGCCAGTAGCACCTGTTGATGAACCAAGTGTTAGTCGAGCAACGCCATTTGGTAAATCGCTGCCAGTGTATGCAGAATTAACTGGGTAACGATAAAGAATACCACTACCGTGATCGACCTCAAGTTCACTGTTAGGCAAAGGAATGTAACTGTAATTGTTAACATAGATAATTACACCCTGAGAGGAGTTTGAGTAAGTACCAGATGGATAGTAACAGGTAATAGCCTGAGATAGATTATAATACAAGTCTGTCGGAGTTGGAACTTCTAAAGGATCGCTACCTTCAGCGACTAGAGCAAATCTACCGTGTGCCGATGAACCAGCGATCGAACGAATCTGTCCGCCGTTAATTGAGTAATAGCTAATTTGGCAGTAGTATGTAAACATTGACACAGCTTCTGTCAAGCCGCCGTTAGTTGCAATAACTCCGTAGCCTAGGTCTGCAATCTGTGTAAAGTCGTTTGACAACATTGATCGATTACCAGGCATCAAGATTTCATAGATACGATCGTAAATGTGTGTGCCGGAACCTGCTGAAGTTGTCGATACAGGAGTAATACTTCCAATAGTATCTGTAACACGGAAGTAGTTTGCACCTAGACCATCTAGTAGAACATAGTATCGTTGTCCAGCTGTAAGACCTGCTGGTAGTGTACCAGTTGATGAAAACACCAATGTTGCACCAGCTTGTAGATTGTGGCTTACTTTCGTAATAACTGCAGGACTTGCATTAGTGATCGTACAGTTCTGTGGACCGACGTCAAATATATACGGTGTTGATGGATCTAATACAATAGTTGCAGAGCTGCCACCTGCACCGTAGGTTGAATTAATAAATTTAATAACGTTTGATTGAACAGTACTCAACCCAGCGACAATCGTTGCTTTGTCTGTACTATATGAAACGTAGTTTGTACCATTGGCATACGTTGGATTGACTGTTGACGGTGCAGCAACAACCCCAGTATTAATAACATCAATAACAATTTGCACCAGTGTGCCAACAGATGTAGCAGCTCCACTAGTACCAGCTCCTGCTGAAGTGCTTTGTACCAATGATGTATTCTTAGTCCATCCAGTTGTAGCTTGGATAACAAATCCGATAATATTTTTTAATCGAGTGTATGCTGATACTACCAGTCCGATTTGTGTACCAAGAATGGAAATACCAAAATCGTTGTAGTAGGATTTAGCAGCAGTGACGGTTGCGCTGTTTCCGCCATAGAACAAGTCAAAGGCTAATGCATCAACCAATACTCCAATGGCAGCACGGCGTGTCGCTTCATTGTATCCTGATACAACTTCTGGACTTAGGTTAGCATTGATGTATTGGATAACTTCGTCAATTAAGAAATCTCTATTGGCAATCAACTCTCTAGCACCATTGATAATGCCAGATGCTGTGTTGAGAGAATTGGTATATGTTAGTGCTGGAGCACTACTTGCGGCACTACTATTAATAATAGTTGTAACAATTGACATTGAGGCATCGATCGCTGTCTTCTCTGTTCCGTTAGATATTAATGCTAGAACATATTCCTTAGCTTTATTAATACCTGCTATTGTTTGAACTCGTTGCTGTTGAATTGTAGAACTTTGTAGATAAGATAGACCTACAGTGATTGAGCGGTAGTTTGTTCCAAAGATTAGATCGTCTAATGCTGCATTAACAATTCTGCCAATGTCGTTTGAAAATGCTGTTTGGTCATAACTAAAAGTACCTGCTGGTCCGTATACAAAATCTCTAACATAGTTTAGTCGATACACGCTGTCAGAAACAATTACAGATGCTGGTAAGTTAGGGAAACGTCCTAAACCAGTAACAGAAATTTTAGTTGTGCTGGCCGCAGACGACATTCTAAATTCTAAGTTACCTGCAAACCCGTCAACGAACATACCACCAGCAAACTGTTTACGGCCAGTTGATCCGATAAAGGATGCTGATTCCTGACAGTACGGAGATTTAGCGAGGATCTGACCTTGTGGATCTAGTACCATCATAAAGCCGCCTTGGCCCTGTGCGCTAACCTTTCTGATCATCACAGCATCGTTACACAAGAATACGTCTATCTTGTTATTGTCCTTTGGTAAATTCAACGATGTCGAACCACTAACAATATCAATAACTGCATTTATCAAGTTAGTGATAATTGCTGGAGTGCCTGTTTCGTAGATATAGGCTTGATCAATTATCTGTTGGCCATACTCTTGATAGTATCCTCCAGTGAACGGACCACCAACCCCTGCTGATTGATTCTGTATTACACTTCTTGCCAAGCTGGCAATCTTTAGCATTGCTGCCACTGTTTCATCTAACTGTGTAGTGATTGCAATTATTGCACTAGCACTCTGGAAGTATTTTAATGCTGCAGATACCGTTCTGTTATAGCCGCCGTATCGAAGATCGAATACTAGAGCATCAACAATTAGTCCTGCATCTCTCTTACACAATTTAGAATTATAACTGAATGTTCCTGAATTATATTCAGCATTTAAGAATGCAAGCGTCTGTGCTTGTATAGTTGATTTTGCAGTAAGTGTTGTGAGACGATCAGCATTTAACGGAGCATTGACTCCGTCTGTATATGTAGGAATTACTGGAGATATTGTTGAAGTTGCATTAATGCCATTAGCAAGAATATCTTTTACAATATCAAATGCTGCATTTAGTGTTGTTGCCGATCCACCGCTACTTGAAGCCGCAGTTAAATTTATAACCTGGCTTGTGGTGTTTGAACTAGATTTACCAGTCCAGCTTGTACCATTTGATATAACCTGTGGAATAATAACTTTAAGTTGTGTAAGGGCCGGAGCGAACGAATTTCTTTCCCATACGTTATTAATTGTTCCATCGGTTTTATAAAAAGATTGTCCATATAAAATAGACTGGCTGGTTCCACCGTAGACTAGATCAAATACTATTGCGTCGACTAGATATCCAATATTTCGACTAAACACTACTGGATCATAACTAGCGATACCTGCAGCAATTCCAGAGTCGGTAAGATATCCGATAACTTCATCTCTTATAAACGATCTGTTAGCTACTAATATATTTTTAGCACGAGTTCCGTCAGTAGTGATACTCGATGGATTCGCATAGGTTAATGTAGCTGTTGGGTATGATAAAGACTGAATGACATCGGTGATAATTTTAAATGATGCAGTAATCTTAGTTGACGAACTTACATAAGTTGTAGACCCGTATATTGTGTTTAATATTAAACTTTTAGCTTTGTTAATACCTGCGATTATTTGAGGTTTCTGAGCGGTAGTATCGGCTAGATTGTATGATCTTAGGTATGCTGTTGCAAAAGTAGTTGACAGATAGCTGCTGCCTAATACTAGATCTGCCATAACTGCTTCTATAACTAGTCCTATATTTTTATTATAGGTTACAGTGTTAAATGTAAATTGGCCATCGAACGGTTCGATGCGGTGACTTATTTGATAATCAATCCAACCGATTAGTTCTTCCTGGATGAAAAATTTATTAAGATACAGTAATTGCGCAGCCGCATTATACTTTCCTGCGTTAACAACAATAGGATAGACTGGCTGAATGGGATTTGTTAAGTAGTGGTTACCGAATAATGTTGTAGCAGTAGTAAGACCGTCAACAGTTAAATCTCTTCTAAAGTTTTGGAATGCCCACGGACTTGAACTAGCCCCTGATCTTGGTTTAATAATAACACGTCGGAATTCATCTCCGATAATCGAAACGTTTTGTGGTACTTTTAATGGATAGTTTTCTTCATAGATCCCGCTTTCGATGAACACAGTGATCTGAGTGTTTTTAGTAACGTCACCGTATGAAATAGTTTCGCCGATAACAAAGTTACCATAGACAATATCAACGTCAAATAACTCATTGCCTTGTGCATCGAGATCTCCGGTATGTGTTAGGATCTGTGCTAACGCACCAGATGTTTCACCACGAAGATAAAGACCAGGTCGGATATCTCTAGTAGCAGCAGCCTGCAGAGTGTTTGAAGCATAGTTACCAGTAAAATCAGTCTTTAGGCCTGCTGTATAGATAGCGAATGTAGGAAGATTGGCTACAACTGTTGGAACAGATGTGAACCCCGAACCAGGATCTGTAATACTAACACCAGTGATAGTACCACCTAGAACGTTGGCAACACCAAATGCACCTGAGCCACCACCTCCTGTAATACGAACAGATACTAGTCCATAGCCTGTACCTGGGTTATTAATTTTTACATTGTTAACTTTATAGGTTAAATCAAATTTTGCACCAGAGCCATAGGCACTGTTGCTGGTAGTTGTTACCGCAAGATTTCCTGGGATAGCTGAGTATACACCTGTAGAAATAATTGAAAAAGTAAGAATAGCTCCAGGACTTGCTGTAGTACTTAATACCTTGATAGTGGCTCTTTGACCATTAGTAGCAACTGTGCCTCCCGAAATCGTAATGACATCGTTAACTTGATAGTTAGCACCAGGAGAACTTAGTACCGCAACATCGACACTCATTAATGCCGCTGCACTAAAGCCACTTCCCGATTCGCCAGAAATACCAATGTTGCTTAGAGTACAAACACCAGTGCCACCGCTATATGTTAAAATCTTTTTGTAAGGTCCAATTTCAACTCGAGACTCTAGCATTAATTCTTCAGCACGTCTTAGTGCTGCTTCAACTGTGCGATAGGCGTAGGCTAATGCACGGCCTTGTAGTTCGTCGGATACACCAACACGAGCATCTTGTCCAGAAGTAGCAACATACAAGTTAGCAACAGAGCCAAACGCTGCATTATCAACATATGATTTAGTAGCAGCGATCAAGCCGTCAAAGACAGTGTCATCTTCTGGTTGTGGATTACGACTTAGTATCAATGGACCAGTCATACGTCCAAACGCAGAGTTAGTAGTATTTGTAGCTGGATCTATAGCATTTACGCCAGCTCTTGAGATTTTAGTATCAACATATCCTTTACTTGCTGCTTCACTAGGTAAAATCGGTGTTGAAAGATCTTTAATTCGATAACTAATGCCACCCGATGTAGCACTAAGGTCGCCACCAAGTTGCGGAGCCTTGTCTGCTGAAATCTGCGAGAACACAGCATTTAGCTTGATCTCATTTGGATTAGTAGTTGAATCAATCGTTATACCTACACCTGGAGTAATCTGTTTAAATTTAAGTCCGGTTGTAGTTTGATTAACTGTGAGTACTGCGCCTTCTTGACCAATATAAGATGTTGGAACATCTGAAAGTCCTGTGAATTTAAGTTTATCACCTAATCCTAGGGAACTATATAGTTCTAAGAAGTTGTCGTTAACTTTATTAAACGAATCGCGAATACTATCGCCTGTACCGTCATTACCAACTGTACCAATATCAATTATTTTTCTTGCCATAGCTCATCCCAAGATTTAATGCTTACTGGAGTATTTAGCCCAAATTTTTAAAAGCCTAATGTAAATACAATATGTTCCTTCGTACACGACAACAGATAACCGAATATATAAGGGTCAGCAAGCTAGGTAAAGAGCATTGTTATTCAAAACTCAAAACAGTTGCTGAGTTTCGTTGTGATAATTGTGATGAGATGTTTTATCGTGATCTAAAGAAAATCGCGAGAAAGAGACTGAGCAATAACTATTTCCACTGCTGTTCGAACTGCGATCACAAGAGATTTGCACAACGCAAGGGCGTTGAGCGTAAACAAATTTGGGATATGCCGGCTAGTACAACATTACCGGTGGGCAAATACTAGATTCGAAAACTTTCTCCGCAACCACAGCGGTCACGTTCATTTGGATTGACAAAATCAAATCCTTCATTGAGTCCATTGCGGACCCAGTCTACAGTTAGCCCATCTAGATAGGCCAGGCTTTTTGCATCTACTAATACCACAAAGTCTCGTTGAGCAAAATTAGTTACACCCACTTCGGCTGTATATTCATCAACATATTCCATAGTATATGCCAGTCCACTACAGCCTGTAGTCCTTACACCTAAGCGTATACCAACGCCTTTGCCACGTTTTTCTAAATTCTGCTTGATTCGTTTAGTGGCTGTTTCGGTTAAGATAATCATTTACAGCGGCCTTGATAGCATCTTCCGCAAGTATACTGCAATGAATCTTGACTGGCGGTAATGCGAGTTCTTCTGCAATCTCACTGTTCTTAATGCGTCCTGCTTGCTCCAGCGTTTTGCCCTTGACCCACTCGGTAACAAGGCTCGAACTTGCGATTGCAGAGCCGCATCCGTAAGTTTTAAATTTCGCATCTGTGATAATGCCATCTTCCACCTTTATCTGTAGTTTCATTACATCGCCACAAGCAGGAGCACCAACCATACCCGTGCCAACACTAGGATCGTCTTTTGGAAAAGATCCAACGTTTCTCGGGTTTTCGTAATGATCGATAACTTTGTCTGAATATGCCATATTTGTATTTAAGCCTGCAAATTGAAGTAAATAAAACTCCTAAGGAGATTTCGATATGATCGGATTTATTAAAAAACTATTTGGTTCTAAGCCAGCAGAAGCTACTACAGCACCAGAAGTTCCATACAAAGTAGAAGCACCAGTTGCACCTACTCCTGTAGCGGAAAAAGCTTCTGAAGCTGTTGTTACATCAATTGCTAAACCTGCAAAGAAGCCAGCGCCTAAAAAGCCAGCAGGTCAAAAGCCAGCTGCACCTAAAAAAGCGCCACGCAAACCAAAATCAAAGCCCCAGGCTTAAAGATTGTTGGTAGAGAGCAAAGCTGGCTAAATTCTTAGCCTTGCTTTCGCACATTATATCGTGTGAATCTCTAAAGCTCAGTGCCCATTCATTCACTACTGGATTCCAGTAAAAGTTTGAATGTGCTCTGAGCTTTTGCTTTTTGTATCCTTCTAGAAGTAATGTCTCAAGAACGGGTGCGACAGTTGTGCTGTGTCCAACAAGTATGTCCTCCCTACTGACACTATAATGTAGCACAGGGCGAACACCACGCCAACTGTCAATAACCCTTTTAACACGGTCGTCATTTGCTTCAATATATTCTCCAGTCTTAACCCAATGGTGGTGGATGTCAAGAACTAACGCACAATCATTAACTAATTCGATACTGTCTTCGATACCCCAAGTCATTTCATCGTTTTCGATTGTAAGAGTATTTCGAGCTTCGGGTGTCATCCTGCCCAATGCAGCACGTATTCCCATTGGGCCTCTTCGGCCTGCAATATGCACATTGATTTTAAAGTCTTGAAACGTTTTACCATAGCCCATCCAGCGAGCCATATCCACGTGGTATTCAAATTCTTCAATTGATCTATTTACAATATCATCTGAATCAGATGCCAGCACAGTAAACTGCCCAGGGTGCATACTAAGCCGAACATTATTCTGGCGAGCCAAATCGCCAACGGTGAGAAATGCTCTCTCGCAATAGGCTCGTACATCGGAATCCCGCCAAAACCGGCCCCAAGTAGGCTCAGTGTAGACAGGAAGGATATCGCTACTGAGTCGTACCATTCTAAGATTTTCATCAAGTGTTCCTACCTTTTCAACAAGTTTTCGAACACTTTCGATGTTACCTACCATTAGGTCCCAGAGCTTTTGTTCTGCAACTTCTGTTGTCTGTCTATTTAACCAGGCAACGGTAGTACTGCCAGTATTATACTGTTTGCAGTTGTCTTTTTGTTTAATGCCATCAATTTGTGACGGGCCGTCGATCCACTTGCAGGCAAAGCCTATGCGTTTAACCATTAGATAATCCTGAAATAAGAAGTTCACGTTCTGTCATATAGGCCACAGGCTTGATCCATCCTCGATCAATACATTCGGATAATATCAATCCGTACTCACGTGGGCATTGTTTTGAAATTTCAAACCCTGCTCTACCGCAGGTTGTAAACTTATCGACGATACGAAATCGTGAATCGTCTTGTTTGATTGTACGAATTTGACTGTGATGAGTAGTAATTTGCATACTACTAGTATAACACCTTTATCGCCAGTTGTCAACGACTACTGTATCCGTTACGTCCTCTGGTTTTGGATCACCGTGAAAGACCAGTACACTACAGTCTTTAGGGATTTCGGGACTTTTATTTTCTTTGAACTTTCGAATACCGTCGATAAACACCAGTTCTTCTTTGGATCGTATTTCCCATTTGTAACTCATAATCCAATCTCTTGGGTAATACACGATTCTATCTTTAGCTACTCGATAAATCCAATCCTGATCGCCGGCAAGTGTTTGCGCCGACTGCGGATTTTCAATAAACTTTGTCCATATGTCACTTTCTGATTGGTATAACCAGGTCATTACAGAACTGTTTAATATGTTCCAGCCAGGGTGGAACTGTCTATTAAAGTCACGGATGCCAACGAACTCTGTTGTATAGTCGGCTAGTTTATCAATATTACTAGTAATAACAATGTCGAGATCAAAATAAAGAACACGACCTTTAAGTCCTAGTGCCGGATCGAACATATGAACCTTGTGCCACCACCCTCTTTGATAGCCTGCATTTGGTTGCACGATCAATCGAACACCTTCAATGGGTCGTTCGTCATCTGTTAGACAGACAAACTCGTAGGGAACTGTGCAATGTCTTGCGACCATATTGCGGAGTCGCTCTACATATTCCTTACCGTACTTCTTTCCGAAACGAACACAAAGAATAGTTACCAATGTCTAATTACTCCAGCGATAATAAAAAGGTTTGTAATGATATATGTTAATACAATAAGTGTTCGAACAAGTGCTATTCGATCAGCTTCCTGATCAGTAACACCTGCCTTTTCACCTAATGCTTTTGCCCAAAGGCGCCAGCAGTGTTTAGCCTTCGTAGATAGCCGAGTTAGCACCGTGTTCTGCACATTCTACCCTAACGCAATAGCAACGATTATCAGTCTTTTCTCTGATCAATTGATCAGCAAAGTTGAAAGCGTGTTCCGCAAACTTCTCTGCACCAACACCATCAAAGATTCTGATCTCTGCTAGATCTAACTTTTCTAGTTCTTGGAATTTAGCTAGATGTGGATCATTTTTATCCAATGCTAACTTATGATCAAAGTGATCTTCCAACCAGGCCTTGAGTGGTTTGAGTCCACCAAAGTCTACTGCCCAGTTCTTGTTGTCTAGTGTGTCACAACCAAATGTGAAAGTGAATGCTAGACTGTAACCGTGTAGCAAATGACAGTGACTGTGATCTGCGTTAGGTTGACGAAATACTGCTGATAGGCCGATATTATGACCGTAATGCTTTGTTGAGAAAAATTTTGCCATCTCTAGTCTCCTTTATATAGGTAGCAAGTTTGATGACTGCAGAATGTTTAAAGAGGGATGATGCCATAGAGTCCTCTATGTGTGTGTCTATTGAACTAGTATACTAGTAAAGGTATTTATTGTCAAGCTCTGTACGTTAAATTTTTTCCATTCTGATGGGATAGCCCAGGTCTCATCGTTGACAAATTGAAAGGTCTTGTTAGGATTTAGTTCTATAAGTTTGGCAATTTGATAAACCCAATAGGAATAGTCAACCGGTTTACTGTTAGACTTAGCATAATTCACAGTGTCTTTGTATATGTTATTAACAGTATTGTTTGTCGGATAAAGATCAAAGCCGATAACCGTGATAGTGTCAACCGGTAATGCGGTTGCTAACAGTAAAGCATAGACGCCACTGCCCCAATTGATAGGTTGATCTTGTTTGAGAGTGCCAGAATATGGTAGTTCTGGTAGTTGTTCTACGTTGGGATACGTTGATTTAAAGTATGCGATCCAATCGGTTCGTGTATAGATAGTTGGATAGCCAGTAGCATTAGCAGCTTCTTCAGCCATTCGCTTATCGCAACAGACTAAATGATCAACTTCTAGATCTCTATGTACGGCATTACAGCCAACAAGAACGTAATCGTTGCGATAGTTTTCTAGGTCAATCGATCTACGGCTCTCACCGTTGCCAATGACTAATGCTTTATTTGATGTCACCGAATGCGTTCCACACGCCCGGCGCTCCGGATCTTGTGCAGACCCAACCGACATTAGAACCCGGACGTGGTTGACTATTCCAGACTATGTCGCCTTGATTGAAGTTACCGGTTTTGGGTACTTCATTACTCTTAAGATGTAATATTCCGTTAATTTTTACAGGGCCTTGAACATCTAAGTCTGCTCTAGGATCAATATTAATACTGTTAATGCTTAATGAACCACGTACAGAAACTTTAATCTGATCAAAGTTTTTGTTGCCAAGTTCGATGTCACCACCTGCGGTAATAGTAATTCGCGTGGTGTTATCAGTAACAAGTTCGAGTGGAGTATGATTGAAAGTACCAATGCCACCTTTGTTATATTCTCTAGATCCCAATACAAGCTCAACGCCCTCATCAAAAATACTAAAGGCTGCATTTGGGGTATCTGTTCCTAGGCCTAATCGATCGCTGTTAGGATCATAGAATAAAAATTGATTGACACTAAAAGGTCCATCAACATCTAGTTTTCGTAATCTACCAATCTCTTTTAGATTACTCTTTGTAATGCTCTTACCTAATTCTTTTTCATTGACTAACAGTACACCATCTGCGCTGATGCCTTTGTCTCGTGCTAGATCGATACTTTCAGAACTAAAAAATCTATCCGGACCACGATGAAACACAAATTGTTTATTGTAGTCTTGTTGTATCCATAGTAATCCTTGTCCATCAACATCGCCGTCAAATGTGTTTGAGCCCTGTACAAGAACTGTTTTAAGATCTTCAACTAGTGAATCTATTTTATCTTTGCTGGTCATAATTATTGATTTCCAATTTTACCGAATGGTTCCCAGCGTCCGGGATCACCTGCGTTAATACATATCCAACCTGCATAAGAATCAATCTTTGGTTGGTCATTCCAAATAATATCGCCAACACTGTGATATCCAGAAGTTGGAGGATACGATCCATATTTTTGTAAGTGTCCGCTAAATCTTACAGAGCCGTTGACGTGTAAATCAACCTCTGGATCTGGATTAGTAACCTTAATGGCTAACTGACCGTGTACAGATACCTTTGATAACGGTTGGTTGGGATTGCCGAATTGTATATCTCCCGATGCTGCTACATTAATTCTTGAAATATTGTTGGTAACAATATCAAAGTTATCTTTGGATATTGTGCCTACTTTCCCTTTATCAAGTGCTGTTTCGCGACTTTTGTCTACAATACTGATCTGAGCTTTAGGATTCGGTGTACCAAACCCTAGATTGTTTGTTTGAGAATCAAAGTAAACGTATTGATTAATTGATACTGAACCTTCGACTAATAGACCCTCGAGGATGCCAAGCTGTGTTAGGTTACTGTGCTTTACAGTGTCACCGAGCGCAGTGCCAGACAACACAACATCACCACCAATTAATAGACTCTTGTTTCCAGCGATGTCAATACTTTCTGAAGAGCACAGTCTGTCTGGATTTGTATTAAAAACAATCTGTTTTATGTGTCCGCTGCCAGTCCATTGTAATCCTTTACCTACGATATCGCCATCGAATTGAATGCTGGAAACTGTGGTTCCCACATTGTTAGATAGGAGGTCTTTTAGATTTTTAGTTATTGAATCGATTTTATCTTTAGTGGTCATAGTTTTACCATACTCTCTTAGTAAGGTATTTATCAATAAATGAAAAGCGGGCACAAGGCCCGCTTTTTTACTGAGTGTTTACTTTGTTATTGTATGCGAAGCAGTATTGTTTCTTCGTTAATACGCCCGTTTAGCTTGATATCTACTGCTTTGATATCGTCTAAAAACTTACGCAGGGCTACTTTACCGGCCGATTTAAACTCTTTAAGCTGATCTTCTGGTTTACGCAGTGTCTTTTGAATACTAAGTATTTCGTTAAACCCAATGATTGTAGTGCCTTTTACACTGAGATCTTTGTATTCGTCAGCAACATACTTGCCAATCTTGCGGGTTTTAATGTTAAACACCCACAGTTCTTTAGCGCCGATGATATCTGTTGGATTAATAGACACCAGTTTCAACTGCTCGTTGCTCTTTAGATATTTCAGTTTGCTAACAATCTTATCTGCTGGCACTGCTTTCTTAGCACGTGGCACACGATTAATTTTAGCTTCTTGTGCAAGCATATCGCAGGCTGATAGTATTTCACTGTAAAACGCAGTGATCTTTTTTAACTGTGCCTTACTTAAATGACTATAACCTTCTTTGAGTTGTTCGTCTTTACCTTCTGCAACTTCGAGATACTCGTCATATTGACGAACATACAGGTCTTTAATAATACGAGCGTGGGCAGCTTTAGCCTGTTTACCTCGGAGTAAATTTACCAGTTTGAACTGTTTAGCATCAAACGCTTCTGGATCTTGCGCAAAAGATTCGAGTGCATCCTCTATTTCTTCTGTCATTTTAAAACTTGCTTCACGAACACGCTCTTGAATTGAAGGAGTATAAACTGCTGGCTTTGCAGCTTCAATGGCTTTTGCTTCAACTTCGTCAATGTCATCCTTGCCGGCGGCGATAACTTTGACAATCTCTGCTCGCAACCAAGCGGCTGTATCTCTCCCACTATTGAATCCATCACGTTGGGCTGTCATTCCTCGATTCAAACAGGCAGCAACAGCACCCATTGTGGTACTGATACGATTGTCTTTTACTTTCTTGAACGCTGTAATATCAGCTTTGGTACAGCCAACTGACTCCATCCACTTGATCACTACAGGCTTGTAAGTTTTAATATCACTTTCTAAACGATAGTAATCCATTGCACGTTTAAAGAAACGATGGAATGTACTGTCATCCCAAGACTCACACCCTTCCCAAATCGGACTGTGATCTTTAACTGCACGGGTACGATGTGCGATAACTTGTTTTTTAGTTACGCGAGTTTTGGTTTCAGCTTTTGCCATTGAATTGCTCCTATGCTTAATTAAACAATACTTATATTATAGCATCGTTTTCAGCAGTTGTCAAGTGGCTGTATTTTGAAATCGTTTGATAAGAATGCTATCGCCTTCTTCATTTTCTTGATAAACAACTGCTTCAACCCAATCCTCTGTGAGACTAGTTTGGGCTAATTCAAATGCTTCTTTTTGGCTAGCCGTGGTGTCTACTAGTTCTTGATGGCCAATATCATCAAGTAACCAAACTTCAAAAAGCATATAGCTCATTCTTCGTCGTCCCACTCCATAGGCAACCAGCCCAATGCTTTTAGATCCATCCGGATTTCTTCTGTAACTTGGCCTTCAGGAACATATCCTTTATCTCCGTTCACATCTCCGTTGCCTAATCCTTCGTTTCCAATCCCGGAGCAGTACCAATCGATGTAGTCGCCCTTCTGTTGCATATCTGCCACAATGCCTCCGGCGTGGCGCCAACTGGCACTCCATCGTTGATTTTTAAGAATAGGAAGAACGTCCAGTTTTTGGAACTGCATATTACACATAGCCGCATAGAGATTTTGTGCATAGGTGTCAGAGCTTCGAACTTTGGCACACATCCATTCGCTACTGCGAAGGTCGTATTCCATATTGTCTTTCTGCCACTCTGGATCTATAAGATTAGCTTCGTCTTGCTCTTTGGCAGACTTAAACAGTTGTTCGTATATTTCTGGAATTTCAATCCGACCATCTTCTACTGCACGTTCCTTAGCAGCCTCAAGCTGGAAGGAATGTCGTTGGGGACTCTTACTTACATTGGTCATACACAGTCTTGTTCGTTTGCTTCTCTAATAATCGCAGAATTCTCTTTTGGTCTGCGGAATGCTTCAACGTCTTTTATAGCAGACTTTAAAGTGTCTGCATAATTGAGTGCTTGTTGTTTGGTCAAGTGTACTGCAGATTCAGTATCGATATAACCTTTGGTTAGCAATGTCCAAATATGATACCAGCGTGTTTTACTCCACCAGTTCGTTTTGCCTGTAGTATAAATGGTTACTTGAATATCGTGGTCATCGGCCTCTACCCACATATTATGGTTATGGGTTTCATCACCGCAATTACAAGCGATTCGATAGACTCTGCTGTCTCCCCAATCGTTTGTTTTCATAATCCCTTCTGCTGGAATTTGTGTTTTCATTGTATTACCGGAGTTTCGAAAGTTTTTACCTGTGTACGGCTTGCAGAGATTGTGTCAACCATTCGGTTATAATCTGCTTCGTCCATACTGGTACGGTATATGCTTAATGCCTGTGCCATCATAATAGCTGCAACTTCCATTGGAGAATTTTCTAGACACATATGGTCTGTAAATTCTAGATAGTTATTGTACAACCTTTGCAGTTTGTCGTCAGTCATTGTTCGCCTTTTGATGTTTGTATTCTCTTTTAAGCCAGTACTTATACTTTTCCCAGTACTCGTTTATTTTATACGGTTCTTCTCCGTATGTCAAGTGCTCTTCGATATTTTCTATCCAAAGTTGATGCACCCACATACG